CTTCATTAAATCTCCTATATTTTCTATAATTTGGTCAATTGAAAGTGCATGATTATTTCTATTATGTACACAAAAACAAGCGGTGGTTAATGTACAGTCAGGTATCATTATATAAAATAATATATAAATGATTCTTTATATATTTTACATATTTTTCTAACTATTTATTATACATAGTTAGAAAAATGAATCATAAACAAATATTATTAACAACTGTATACATATCATTATTTATACAACTAATAACAGGTGGATTGGATATATATGCATTAACATTAAGTTATTCATCTGAGACACTAATTTTAAAGTCATTATTGTGGGTGGAAACCATTGTACAAGTAATAGAAGCAACATTTTATGCATGGTTAGTGAATCAGTTTAGAAATATAGACATTGATAACATTACTTCAAAGCGATATTTTGATTGGTTCATAACTACACCGACTATGTTATTCGCGTTATGTATATACTTAGATTACTTGAGAAAAAATAGTAAAAAAGATAATATTACAAACTACATTTCGAATAAAGATGATAATAATAAATCAACGAAATCATCAAATTCATTAACTGTATTATATGAAAGTTTTCAGAACAACAAAGAAACTATTATTCCGATTCTAATATTGAATGCCATAATGTTATTATTTGGATATTTGGGCGAAGTTAAACGAATGAATAATTACTCGGCAGTATTTTTGGGATTTTTACCATTTTTTGCAATGTTTCATATTATTTATGAAAATTATGCAAAATTCACATCGAATGGAGAGACTTTATTCTGGTATTTTTCTGTAGTATGGTCGTTATATGGTGTAGCTGCAATAATGCCATATTTTTGGAAAAACATCTCGTATAATGTATTAGATATATTTGCTAAGAATTTCTTTGGTATTTTCTTAGCATATATTGCAATAAAACACAACGGTAAACATAAAATATAATATTGACAATCCTTATTTATTCTTTATAGTATAGTTTGTAATCATGAAATGTCCGAATAAAGATAATAACCCAATAATATAACATTGACAAAAACATATAATAAAATAATTCCATTTTGTTTCCAGTGGCGGATAATAATAATAAGATCCTGCTGTAAGTCCAGTAAGTAATTGGACCATTTGTAATGATGTTATATAAATCCGAATTCCTCTAATTCTTATACGTAATAAACTTGCCAAATAATATGCATACATTATAGAATGAACCCCAGAATTTAACAAACTACCAAAGAAAATCATGTCGATATCATATACATAACATAAATGCCACATAATTGCTGCGCCAACGTGATGATATTTTTGTAGAAAAATCGGAGTTTTTCCATTGAAATACAATATAAATGTATCAGTGTATTCGTAATATTTTGATATATAAAACCAAAAAACAGTAGTTTTTACCAGTGGATTACTCATATAGTATCCACGCACCGCGTGTATTCCTTTGCGAATTAAAACGCTGAATAATTGTACAAATGTATAAAAACTGAATGATGATAATCCCACATTGTGTATTAGTGAATAACCGTAAATAATTTTTTTAGGTACAATACTCAATTTATCATTTTCGCTATAATATTTTAACCAACACGATGCCCATATATAAAACGCGGTACCGAATAAAGGTACAATAATATGATATACCATTATTATTGATTTGGTAAATGCTAATAAATATAAATTATATATGTTTATATTTATTTATTAAATTATTTTTATATTTTTTGAATACATCACTTATACTAATATAACAGTGTATACATATAAAGATAAAACAAAACTAATTTAGTGCAATGAATTATCCTTATTTATCTATTATTTCATCAACATTCATTATAATTGGTTATTTACCTGAAATATATTTAACAATTTTTCAAATAAAAAATGTTGATTCAACAAAATATTCATCAACGTTATGGTTATTCGGTGGGGTTCTAGGTACAGTTTACAGTGGTATCAACAATGCAGATACATTTATAACAGCGAATTATTCTATCAATACATCATTGAATCTATTAACTTTGGTTCTCAAAATATATTACTATTGTAAAATTCGCAATTCATTTAATAGTATAAATAATGGATCGAATGAATGCAATGAAGATATAGAAATAGTTATAGAATCGTAAAAAATTTTACAAAATAATATTTTATTACTACCTAAAACTCAGGTTCATGTTTTTTAAACAAACATCCAGTTTTTTGTAAATTTGGAATGTCAATCATAGAACTAGGATCTTGAATATTACAATTTTCTAACCATACCTTGATAATACAAAAGTTTTTCTTAGGTGAAATGGTTATACCATTAACCAATTTACTATGAAGAGGATTCATAAATAATGTTTCTCCACAAAGCGCATACACTAACGCTTTCCATGCATTGTAGACTTGTTTATTAATAACTTTAAATGAAAAACATCCACCTGCTCGATTCTTTGGATCTTCCCACATGGGTTTTATTCCTGAACGCATTATAAATAGCATTGAGTATTTAACCACATTTTCTGATATATTTTCATTAATCGATATTGCCTTCTCAACAGTATCGATGTCTTTCATTATCGTCTTATAACTAGACAAGTCCCAACTTTTGTCGTGTAGTAAATGGTAATATAAATCCCATTTACCAATCAAATCATGGTTTGGAGTAGGAACAACATTAACGTCCTGCATTATATTACCGTGTATTATATATAATAAATGCTCTATATTATTTTGTAATTTTTATTTTTATTTCATTAGTTCATCTTCAAAAGTTGCATAATCATCTTCATCTTCTATATTCATTACTTTTGCAAGTGCTCTGTTTAATTTATCTAATATGGTTTTATTATCTTCATCTTCATCTTCATCTTCATCTTCGACATTGTCTTCATCCTCAATATTATTCGTATTGCTAGTAAGTATACTATAACCCGATTTATTTAATTTAATATATTCATTGCTATGTAATTCAAACATTTTAATTTCATTATCCATTATCTGCAATTTGTATTCTGAATCAAACACATATGGAAGTGGTTGATATTCTAAACAACGTAAAACAAATATATAAGAAAACAATTCATTTTGATGTAAATACAGCAAAGGATCAATTTCAATATTGATTTTGTTTTCCATACAAGGATGACTATATTCAACACTTAAAAAATATTTGGGTGTTGATGTCAGACTTATGTCATAATCTTTAACATTATCATTACATATTCGCGATAACCAAAAATGAGGCGATTTTAATAAAACCAAATATCCGGGTATTTCTTCTGAAAGAGTATTTTTCGCGAACTTATATGAACCATCAAAATCGCTTGCAAGCTGAGACATTTCACTTGGATCATCTATATTATTATAGTCATTTAAAACATAACCATTTTCTTGATACGAACCATTTTTAGTATACACCAATCCAGTCCATGTATTATCAAATGGTTCCATACGATGTTTTACTAGCTTTGTTTTAATGTTATCATAATAAAAGCGCATTGTCGAATCAACGTTAGTCTTAACGAAATCAACGTTATTGTATAAATAAGTACATTGTTTCGATAGCGTTATTTTTGCAATATTAAAGAATTTTAATAAATTTAATCCAATATGAAAGAGCAAATATGTTATAGAATCAAACAAATTATACATTTGGTCGTACATTTTATTGATTATAACGAACAAATATCTTTATGTATATTTGTTAAAATAAAAAATGATATATAAAAAATTTTGTATATATATTTATTATACACCGCATTCGAATGATTATAGCATTGAGTTTTGTAGGTAAATTACCAAGTTATATTATAGATTGTATTCATCAAATTCGTCTTTTTTTCAATGGTGAGATATACCTTATATTAGATGATATTAATTCATTTTATTTGACTGAATTGCAAAAATATAATATCAAAATAATTGAATATTCAAAAGTAGTTTCGAACCATTTTATCGAATCTTATCAAAGAAATAAAAATAAGTTTGTTGTTTTACCGACCTTGGTGGGTAGAGAATTGTTGTTTATTCGTTCATTTGAACGTTTTTTTTTATTACAAAACGCAATGAAACAATTCAATATGTCGGATGTTTTATTTATGGAACTGGATAATTTGATATATGACGACCCAAATAATTGGCTATCTGAATTTTCGAAAAATGAATTATGCTATATGTTTGATAATAACGATCGTTGTTCGTCGGGCATTATGTATATAAAAAATAAAAATAGTATGGATAATTTATTGAATTACACGTTGAATTATTTCAATAACTATAATGAAACTGATTGGATGAATGAAATGACGTTATTATATAGATTTCAACAAAAATATCCACATGAAGTTCAACTATTGCCAACATTTTGGAAAAGTGAAGAATATAAACACGCGTGTATTAATTATGGTAATTATAAAAATACTATATTTGATGCAGCTGCAATTGGAATATTTTTAACAGGTACTGATCCATTAACTAACAACGGTAATATTGATATAGGACATAAATGGAAGTTCTCTATCATCGATTATACAAAATATAGATACGAATGGAAAACTGATGACTTGGATAGAAAAATCCCATATATATGGGATGGTTCATCGTGGATTAAAATCAATAATTTACATATTCATTCGAAACAATTGTATATGGGATTATCTAAACAAAAATAACAATAAATTACAACAATAATATACTTATAATATATAAATATATTATAATACTAATACAATATAAATGACGTACGAAAATGGATTGTTTATATTCAGACGAGATTTAAGAATTGAAGATAACATTGCATTAGCAAACGCATGTTCAAAATGTAAAAATGTATATACGTGTTTTATTTTTACACCTGAACAAGTTGGTAAACAAAATAAATATAAATCAAATAGTTCGGTGCAATTTATGATTGAGAGTTTAGACGACTTATCCCATCAAATACAAAGCCATGGCGGTAAATTATTAGTTTTTTATGGTAAAAATAAGCGCGTAATTTCACATTTAATAGAAAAATTGGATATAAATGCTATTTTTTTCAACAAAGATTATACTCCATATGCATTGTCGCGAGATAAAGAAATACAAGAATTATGCAATAAACATAATATTCAATGCGATATGAGTGAAGATTATTATTTGTATGAACCAGGAACAATCAAAAATGGAACAAATGATTTTTATAAGAAGTTCACACCATTTTATAATTTGGCGTTAAATATCCAAGTTAACATGCCAATTAAAATAAATATAAATAAAATAAAATTGACTATACATTTCGATGACCAAATAACATTACAAGACGCAGATGATAGATTTTATAAACATGATGATAGTATAATTGTAAAAGGCGGGAGAACAAACGGTATAATTCAATTAAGACAAACCGGACAAACGCAATATCATTATAAAGAAACGCGAAACAATTTATCTACTAATACAAGTTTACTTTCAGCGTATATAAAATTTGGTTGCATATCTGTAAGAGAAGTTTATCATTATTTTGTAAAATCATTTGGTAAAAATAGTGAAATATTACGACAATTAATATGGCGCGAGTTCTATGCGCATCTTTTGTACGGATATCCAGAATTGTTAGATCAGGAAGTTAATAATACAATACGTTGGCCATATACTGAAGAATATTTGAATGCATGGATGAAAGGAAAAACCGGATTTCCAGTAGTAGATGCATGTATGCGACAATTGAATACGACTGGATGGATGCATAATCGAGGTAGATTAATTGCATCCAGTTTTTTAGTTAAAACTCTTTTGATTGATTGGCGATTTGGAGAACAATACTTTGCAAAACATCTAGTAGATTATGATGTAGCAAGTAATAATGGAAATTGGCAATGGATATCAGGAACGGGCGTAGATTCTATGCCGTATTTTCGTGTATTTAATCCATGGACCCAGTCCGAAAAGTTTGATGCGGACGCTATTTATATAAAAAAATGGATACCGGAGTTAAAAAATGTTGATGCCAAAGATTTGCATAATTGGAATGAGAGTTGTTTTTTACAAAAATATGAAAGAATACGATATCCCAAGCCAATTGTTGATTTTGATGAACAACGTAAACGGTTTTTAGAATTATATAAAAAATAATTGTTTATGTGCCTGTTCTAATTCAAAATGCTCATTATTGCGTTATATATTGTAATTATAATAAAGAATATATAATATATTATTATAAAATGGGAATTTATGATAATGGTAGTATTTTTGGAATAAGAATATATAATTTTAATGATGACGATTTTGCTAATATATTATTTGAAAAAACATATAATGAAATAATGAGTGATGAAGAAAAGAAAAAAGCATATTTATTCTATAATGAGTTGAATAACAAAAATGAAATACATTTGCATATTATACTGAATGTAGTAGCACATATGGCAAAGGACCTTTTTTTATGTGGTATCCATTTTCATTGAACCTATTTTTATAAAAATTCGGCATTTGAAATGAGAAGGTGTAAAAAATAATAATATATTGCAAAATAATTCATTTTTTATTCATGTATTGATTATATATATTTTTAAAAAATAATAGATATTTATTTGTTGGAGAATAGAATACAACATTACTTATAAATAGTGATTCAATAAATAAAAATAATAATACAACGAAATAAATTATTTTATATATAATTTTTACCGATTTTAAGTAGTATAAAATCACAATTACATTTATAATATACAAATAACTGGATATGTCTAGGATAAGTGAATCATAATTATTAAATAATGAAATAAAAATTGGATGATATGCAATGTCTGTTTTTTCTAAATCAACATTATAAAACAATAGCTCGAAATATGATAAGCAACAACATTCGAATAGATACCACCCTAAAACTATTATAAATATCATTGTTAAGTATAAATATGCATCAATATTTTTGCCAATACCATTAAAGAATAGCAAATAGAAGCAAGAAATTATATAAATTACATAATGAATATAACGTATTAGATAAATATGTAAGTATTCAAATGCAGTAAGGTTATTATTTTTTATAAACGGAGAATGCGTTTCTTTTATTATAGATATAATTATTAATATTATTGATACTAACAATATTTTATTATACCCATTCATTGTATAATAAAATACATATAGATATTTTGTGGAGGATAAGTAATTGGTAATTATTTGAGACATAGAACCGCGTTTTATCTATTGGATATCCACAAACGTATTTAGTAATATTTTATACAAATTATAAAAAATATATCCATATATTATATAACAAAATGGCAAAAGAGTGGTTGAGTTTTTTAGGTAAATTTTACAAATCAAAAAAGAGTGTAGATGGAGGATACACTTACAAACAGGCTATGGTTGATGCTGCTAAAGAATTTAAGGGTGGAAATGCAGAGAAACTTTCAGCATTAAGTCCATCCAAAGTAAGTGGTGGTAAAAACGATCTAGTCGGAGAAGTTCCATTATACCCAGCCAAAGTAAGTGGCGGTACTGCTCTTGCTGGATCCATTAAATTAAGCCCAGCCAAAGTTAGTGGTGGCACTGCTCTTGCCGGATGCATTAGATTAAGTCCAGCAGAATTTAAAGGTGGAAATGCAGAAAAACTTTCAGCATTAGCACCATCAAAAGTAAGTGGTGGTAAGAAATCAAAGAAAAATAATAAATCAAAGAAAAATAACAAATCAAAGAAAAATTAAGAGATAGATTATATAATTTAGCAATATATTCGATAAATTATATACCATACATACATATACATAAAATAACTGCGTCTATAACAGACACTGTTTATTCATCATTTGGCGCCATTGAAACATACGTCGTATTGCTACATCATGTAAAACAACAGATTCGCGACGACCAAATTCAGTAATAAATAGTTCGTCATCATTGTGTTTTAATACCCTATCCATAAAAATTTTCCGCGAATTTGTGAAAGCAGTCATTGCATCAGATTTATTAACATGCATATGATATAACATTGCACGGTCAAAATCATAGGCAGCAAGTAAGTCTGATTCTCGAACAATATGATATGCATTTTGATATTCTTTTAGATCAGGAAATCCATTTTTTTTAACAGTTGAATATGACATGGTTGATATAATATTTTTTGTTGCATCAATTTCTCCTGGGTGTAATTTGTATTGTAAAAAATCTTGAATATCGTGTATTCCTTCATTTTCGTTCATGTATTTCTTATCACACATATCATGTAAAAGAGCAGATACATAAATTACACGTTCGTGTTCCATCAATTGTGGTTTACGAATTACCTCACTTTCAAATATTTTATTCGCAAACAACAATGTATTCATACTATGAGATAATCCATGCGATTCGTCTATTTTATGTTTAGCGCTAGTAAGTAATATAAAATTAAATAATTTTGTAAGAAGCATTTATCTAGATATTCCTATAAATATTATACAATAATCTCTATATAACTCTATATAATATTTATAACAAATAAAATCAATATAGAAGTTTCGTGGTGAACTATATTATATATTATGCTGCAACAAATATATTCCATTTTTACGTTGTGGATTTCAATTAATTCAATTATCGCATATAATGATAAATTTTTCCCGCGTTTTAATTTCCAATCAAATCATTTGGATAAAAAAAACTTGGAAAAAATAGAAAAAATGTTTTATTTAAGAAATAGTGTATATAATCCACATAGAAGTTCTATTTTTTTGAAATACAATGTAAATTCTACAAAAAATAATATTAATAATAGTAATAACCAGTACAACATAACTGAAATTATCGAAACTATTAACAATGAAATGATGAAAAATTATGAAGAACAAAAAAAATTTGAAATGGAATTAGAGAATGAATTAGAAAATATGCATAAAAAAACAAACCAAGAATATTATGACGACAATGATGACGCTGACTATGATTTGGCTGAAAAATATCCAAGATCAAGATTAGATTCAGATCCTAGAACAAAATCTCGAGATGACGGATATTTTGACCAAGTTGGCGTATTTAGATATAAACATAAGAATGCACGCGCAAGTATATCAAATGGTTTTGATATTCCAACACAAACTAGCGGACGTAGAACGCCATATGACCATGATGATAATAACGACAATTCAGAGACAAGTGGAGATGGTAATTTTCAACTAATTAAGAAATCTCCATATTCATTTAATGATGTAGGTGGTTATACCAAAATTAAATCTGAATTAATGCAAACCGCTGATATACTAATAAACTATGATAAATATAAAAAATACAATGTTCGAACACCAAAAGGAATTATTTTTGAAGGACCTCCAGGAAATGGTAAAACTTTAATTGCAAAAGGATTCTGTGGCGAATTGAATGTAAGTTTTATTCCTGTATCTGGTAGTGAATTCTCCGAAAAATATGTAGGCGTAGGCGCCAGTCGCGTTCGTGAATTGTTTAATTTGGCTGAAAAAAACAAACCATGTATCATTTTTATTGATGAAATTGATGCTGTAGCAAGAAGGCGCGGTAATGATGAGGTATCGTCTAACTCAGAAAAAGACCAAACCCTTAATCAGTTATTAATAAGTTTGGATGGGTTCAAAAGTTCAAATGGCATTTTTGTAATTGGAGCAACCAATCGTGTTGATCTACTAGATCCTGCAATTATTCGTCCAGGTAGAATGGATAAGAATATTTTTATAGGTAATCCAGATAGTGAAACAAGACGTGAAATCTTAACTATCCATTTGAAAGGAAAACCAATTGAACCAATCGTATCAGTCGATTATTTGGTTGAAATGACTGGTGGGTTTTCTGGAGCTCAAATTGAGAATTTAATCAATGAATCTATGTTGCGAGCATTAAGAGAAAATCGCGAAGTTATATCCATGGAAGATTTAGAATTTATTATTAATCGTATGGTAGCTGGCTGGCAAAGTACAGAAAACAAATACAGTGATGATATTATTCAACGAATTCTAATCCATGAAATGGGACATGCAATTGTAGGATTCTTTTCACGGGAACATTCAAAATTAGCGAAAGTATGCATTAATTTGTGGTCGCCAAAAACACCCGGATATACTATTTTTGAAAACAACGACGAGGATAATAATATTTATACAAAAAATGGGTTGTTTTCACATTTGATGGTTTTATTAGGTGGAAGAATTGCAGAAGAAGTGTTTTATGGGTATTCGGTTACGACTGGTGCTCGTAAAGACTTGGAAGAAGCTTATAAATTAACACAGAATATGATTTTACAATACGGTATGGGAAAACAAAGTATATATCCTGATCTAAGTGAACGTTCCAAATTTTTAATTGATCAAGAAATAAATCATTTATTGTTGTTAGCTCATACACAAGCTACGTCGATTATATTAAATTCAAAAGATATGATAGTGGATTGTTGCGAAACATTGAAAAAGGATAATATTTTGAAACCAGAACAAATTATTGAGATTATTAACAAAAAATATCCAGATTTATGGAAATTATACGATGTGCGTGATTTGTATAATATGTAAAAAAATAATATAATACATAAAAAACGTAAAAAAAATCTATAATACCATTTTATATTTGTCTTATTATTAATTTTATCATGAAAGAATTTAATAATAATTTAACGCACCTTAACTTAGATAATGGAGAACTTAGTATATTAACAACACTTGCCAAACAAATAACAGGAAGTCCATCCAATGAGCCCGAATTATTTTGTAAACAATCCAAGATACAATCTGAATACGTACCAGAACGCATCAAACATATTTTGATAAATTTTGCAAAATATGGATCAAAAAACGGGTTTCTATATGTAAACGCTGGACTTTTATGTGATTTCGCCGAATTGAAAACACCAGCTGGAAATAATGAAAAAATAGGAGAAACTACAATTTTAGCAAAAATTCAAAGTATTCTTATTCATACAATAAGTGAAATGATAGCTTACGAAGCTGAAGGATATGGCAGACTATTCCAAGATATTATTCCAATCAAATCGATGGCTACTAAACAAACCAGTGTAAGTAGTAATATTGAATTGGAAATACATACAGAACAAGCTTTTTCAAAATTAAAACCCGATATTCTTAGCTTATCTTGTATACGAGGCGATCCAAATGCATTAACTTATATACTACCACTACAATTCATTCTAGATAACTTATCGCAAGATGAAATTGCGCTGTTGCGAGAACCATTATGGTTAACTGGAGTGGATTTGTCTTTCAAGATAAATGGAAATGACTTTATAGAAGGCGATATTCGAGGACCCATGCCCATTTTGAGCGGAGACTGCGAAACTGATCCTATATTAGTATTCGACCAAGATTTAATGAAAGGAATTACAGAAGAATCTCACAATATGATAAAAAAAATAGTAGATATTTATTATAAATATAGACTGAATCATAATATGCAAACCGGTGATATTATTTTAGTAGATAATCGCAGGGCAGTTCATGGTAGGTCTCCATTTTCACCAAAATATGACGGATATGACCGTTTTTTGGTTCGCGCATTTTCTACATATGATTACGAATATAGTGAATACGCAAGATCAAATAATGGTCGCGTTATTTCTGCTATATATAGTTAAAATCCAGATAAATTTTGTATAGCAGTTTCGCATGCGATTTGCTCTGCTTTTTTCTTTATTTTATGTGTTCCTTCACCTAAGAATACAAACATTTTCCCATGTTCTGACATATATTGATGCATATCATTGTATGATTTAAAATATGATAATGGAATTGCAGTGGATTTATTCACAGTATGAATTTGTTGACCTAAGCATAAGTATGCTCCCATGTGAAATCCTGTATCAACATTATGTTCTTCTATTTCGCAATAATGTGGTGTTACCTTGAATTCTTTTTGTATTTTAACTTGTAATATATTCTTAAAATTATCATCATTTTGAATAAGGGAAATCCAATCAACATGTTTTTCAAATACATTTTCAACGAAAATCTGTACCATTTGAAATCCAGGACCAGTAATGAATACATTTTTAAACCATCCATCCTCGTCATTAACATCGATTTTATTAAAATCTAAAAACATGGCTCCAATAAAGGATTCAAACAAGCAGCCCAATTTTTTTAAATTAGTTCGCGTTTGTTTTGTTTCAGCATGTTTGGATAAAACAAACCATTTGTGAAGTCCCATTTCATACGCCATTTTACCAATAGACTCATTTTTTACTAATGCGATTTTTTTTTCAGTCATAAACCCCTCATTTTCTTTAGGAAATCTTCGGTACAAATAATATTTAGTAATACATTCCAATACTCCATCTCCTACAAATTCTAAGCGCTCGTTTGATTTAGTATATAGTGGTAAACAATTTTCAGGTTGAGGAACAATGTGAATATTGTTTTGTATATTTTCTATATTTGGACGTTTTGTATAAGAACGATGAATAAATGCGCGTTTGTATAATTGATAATTATGTATTGGAACATTTATACCATACGATTTTAATATATTCTGGATTTCGATTGTAGGTATTTCTTTATTTAGGGAGTTATAAGGATCAAATATGTATATATCAGTTCCATTCGGATTTTTCTCTATACGAATATCGTCATCGATGTGTGATGCGGTTGTCGCGTTATTCAAAGTTTTGTTCATGTTATTCTGGAAATAAAATGAAATAAACGGTATTTTATAGTATAAAAGTTATTCTTTAATTCATTTCAATTATTTACAAAAGTATATTAGCCATAATTTGAAAAAAATATATTTAGACTATATATATTATAAAATGACATTAATGAACGGAGCAAAAAGAGCTAGATATGCATCTAGTATTTCAAATCAAAATCAAGGCGGTGGATCAAAGAAGGCCGGTCTTGTCCCAACCGCTACTATGACTGAAGAGACATGGATTGCATACAACATTAATGGTTTACCAAGAAGTAATGCATTCATGAACATTACTGTTAACCCAAATGTTAGACCTTCACGCCCAATTGCATCACGACCAATGGTATGGCATGCTGCTACTTATGGCATGAACTGGTAAATATATTTTTATTTAATTGTTTACAAAATAATATAATATTTAAGCTATATTCTATTGTATTATTTAGTTATGAAAATCGTTTTTGATGAACGTGAAACTACTTTATACAACAACACTCTATCTTATATTGCTACACAAAACCCGCAATTGAAAACATCACTGATCATTGAAAAACGCGTTTTACCTATCGGTGATATTTTATTTTACACAAATGACAATGTTCTCCTATCTATAATTGAACGGAAAACAATACCAGATTTGTTTGCAAGCATTAAAGATGGTAGATATGAGGAACAGAGTTATCGATTATCTCACAATGGCGAATGTTCTCTACATAATGTAATTTATATTATAGAAGGAAATATTAGCACATTACGAGCACCCGCTGAAAAAAAATTATTATATTCAACCATAACTTCGCTAAACTTTTTCAAAGGATTTAGTGTATTACGCAGTCAAAGTTGTATGGATACGTCTGAATTGTTAGTGCATATGGCTGATAAAATCGATCGAAAACTACAAGCCGGGGTATCTATGCCAAGTACTATAAATAGCGCTACAACCATAACATCAACAGAGACAGAACAAAATTATTGTACTGTAGTGAAAAAAGTGAAAAAGGATAATATTACACCGGAGAACATTGGCGAAATTATTTTATGTCAAATTCCGGGAATAAGTTCAACAACTGCAACCGCAATCATGAAAAAATTTAATTCATTTAGTCATTTGATGGATGAATTAAAAACAAATCCGAGTTGTTTAGATAATATAGTAATTGATAGTAAAGGAAAAATCAGAAAAGTAAGTAAATCATGCACTGAAAGTGTAAGAACCTACTTATTGCCGAGAACCCTTGAATGAAATTGGTTCAGGTTCTCCATATAAACTTGGAAAGAATTGTGTTTTTGGTGTAAAATAAACCGGCTTTGAAACCATGTTATCGTTATACTTTCCAGATTCAACTGCATCTTGTGTAAATTCAACTCCGCCCCAGTTTGTATCCATTGGATTATCACTTAAGGCAGCTTTTTCAGTGGAATAATGTATTTCGTCTAATTTATTGAATACTCCAATTTGTAAGCCATATGGGTCAAATGCTGGGTAATTATTAACGTTATATTTACTACTTTTTCTATTTGAATCAATTACTGGGGCTACAGTTAAAGGAGACATACCACCCTGTTGGTCAAAAATACTTGGGCGAATTCTGTATACATCATTTCCTTGAACATCATTTTCTTGTTGTAGGAACATAATTGGACAACGTATTCCTTGAGCGCGTTGATTTTCGACATATGCTACATATTCATCGAGGTTATTGAATTGAATTGGCGTTTCATCCTGTGGGTCTGTATTGTTGAATAAATATAATTGATTGCCTTTTTTCACTAACATATTGGGACATTTTGCAGTTTTATTTTGTAATCCTTCGTTTATTTTTTTATCCTTCTTTTTATCAGCATCTTTTACAGAAGCATGTTTAATTGTAATCATGTCAGTTGAATAAATATACAATCCAGTTAAAAATACTATTATTAAAAATATGATTATTAGTTTTCGCGCCATTATATAATTGCTAAAATAAATCTATACATATTATATAGATTTGATTTTATAATATAATGGTTTCTAAATCTAGATCACCACAAAATTTAAGCAAGAACAAAAGTCATCCTAAAGAATCAAAAACATCACTACCTAGAACGGTTATAGGAAAAATATATTCAGATAATTGTGGCCATTGTACTATTATGCAACCAGAATGGAAAAAAATGAAGGAAAATATAAAAAATAAGTGCAGTAAATATAATATACCCGAACCTGAATGTTTAGATGTTGAAATAAATACTAATTTAGATGAGTTAGATGAATTAGATGAATTTAATAATAAAAATCAAGATTTTTTACAGCAAACTAAAATAGCATATGAATATGTTCCTACTATATTTGTAGTTTACGAAGATGGTATTAAATATTATGAAGGAGAACGTTCTTGTGATAAAATGGAGAGTTTTATGCTAGACCGATACTATAAACACCATGGTATTCCGGTATCCATCGGTGGAAAAAAATCGAACCGCATAAAAACAAAGAAGGCTAAATCAAAAAATACCAAAACAAATAAAGCTAAATCGAAGAAAACAAAGAAGAACTTTTTTGCTATATTTGGTTTTTGAAATAAAAATTGAAATTATTTTGTATTTATTAGTATTCAATACAAAATCAACTCTTAATAAAAGGTAATAAAACTTACACAATGAATAACAATATGTCCGGCGTAATTGGTACATCCATGAAAATTAAAGTGAAAAAAACAGTATGTAGTAAATCATTTCGTTTGATTGATTTTCGTGTATATGATGACGTTTTGAGTAGCCAAAAAAAATCGAGCGATGAAGAAGGCGAAAAGAAACCGAAGGAAAAACCGCATATGATTATTCAAATGTTTGGTGTTAATGAAAAGGGCGAAACATGTAGTATTTATATTAATAATTATACTCCATTCTTTTATGTTAAAGTAGCTGACGATTGGACTGATTATGACGCGCGTTGCCTATATCGAGAATTAGTAGATAAAGCAGAATATCACGGTAAATCAATACTTGATGTAGAATTAGTCAATCATAAAAAATTATATGGATTCACTGCGGGAAAAGAATATAAATTTGCTAAAATTACTTTTAAAAATACTGCTGCAATGAATAAAACGAAGAATTTGTGGTATGGTGAGAAAAATGGAGTAAGAGTCCGAGTGCCATTCAAATTTAAAGGTATTAACTTAGATTTATATGAAAGTAATATACCTCCACTTTTGCGTTATTTTCATATTCATAATATTAGTCCATCTGGTTGGGTACAAATCAATACATCCAAATCGAAAATTCCTGAAACAAACACAACTACGTGCGACTATGAATATATTTGTGGTATTGAAAATTTAAAACCATTATCTCAGAAAGAGACACGTGTTCCTTATAAGATTTGTAGTTTTGATATTGAAGCCAGTAGTAGTCATGGTGATTTTCCAGTTCCAGTCAAAACCTACAAGAGACTGGCTTCAAATATGATTGATGTTTTTAATAAACAGCCCGGATTAGATGAATCAAAAACAAAAAGTTTAGTCCAATTGGTTATAATGGCAGCGTTTGGTTATGAAAAGTTCGACGACGTTGATTTGGTATATCCTAAAACAGTACCAAACAAAGAAGATGTTAAAAAGATGACCCGTATTCTATTGGAAACTTCAATCAAAGATGCAGAAAAGATGAATTCTGATATTACTAAAAAATTAATGACAATTACATCTATATTTGAAAATATGAATAATTGTAATGATATAACAAATGATGGTAATATAAACAACCCAGAAGATGATGAAGACAATGATGAATTAGAAGAATGTAGTGAAAATCGTACATTTTATAGAAAATCTACGAAGATGCCAAAAATAACTGCAAAAACTACAATTGTGGATGTATTATTAAACGAAGAATACGATAGAGATCAAAAATTGCAATTTGTCGATAAGGTATTAACAAGTATTTTCCCAGCATTAGAAGGCGATAAGGTTACATTTATAGGTTCAACCTTTATGCGGTATGGAGAAGCGGAACCATATTTAAATCATTGTTTGGTATTAGGTACATGTGATTCAGTTGAAGGTGCAGTTATTGAATCTGCAAAAACAGAGAATGAATTATTAATTAAATGGACCGAATTAATCCAACAAGAAAATCCGGATATTATTATAGGATATAACATATTTGGTTTTGATTATGAATTTATGTTCAGACGAGCTCAAGAAAATCATTGTGAGCGAGATTTCTTGATGCTTTCTAGAAATAAAGGCGAGTTGTCTGCTACTGAAAATAAACAAGGCGAGATTTCTATCGAAAATACAAAAGTTATATTAGCTAGCGGTGAATACGATTTAAGATATTTTAAAACAAGTGGTCGATTGCAAATAGATATGTATACTTATTTTCGTAGAGATTTTAATCTGTCATCTTATAAATTAGATGACGTAGCTGGTCAATATATTAGTGATGATGTTAAAAAAATAGCTTACACTGACCATCCAGATTACGGGGATACAACTGAATTGTATAGTAGCAATTTAACCGGATTGAATATTAATGATTATATTCACATTGAGATTATAGGATTCACATCAGATTATTATAAGGATGGTAAAAAGTTTAAGGTAATTGATATTATCCGTAATAAACAAATTACAGAAATGGTTAAAGGTAAAGAGCAAACGAATACTTATAATGTAATTATCATCCAAGGTAAACATGATGAATTAGATGAATATAAAACAAAATCTATAAAATGGGGAATCGCAAAAGATGATGTAACCCCTCAAGATATTTTTAGGTTAACGAGAGGTTCATCCGCAGATAGAGCGATTGTTGCAAAATACTGTATTCAAGATTGCAATTTAGTTCATCATTTGATGAATAAGATTGATGTAATTACAGGATATGTAGAAATGTCTCGTATTTGTAGTGTTCCTATTAGTTTCTTAGTATTTCGTGGCCAAGGTATTAAATTAACGAGTTATGTAGCTAAAAAATGTCGTGAAAAAAATACACTCATGCCTGATGTAGAGAAATCTTATGAAAATGACGGGTACGAGGGTGCGATTGTACTTCCTCCAAAATGCTCTATGTATATGGACAATCCAGTAGCTTGTGTAGATTATGCATCATTGTATCCATCGTCTATGATTAGTCAAAACTATTCACATGATAGTAAAGTATGGACCAAAGAATACGATTTACAAGGCAAATTAATCAAAGAGACCGGTGAAAAAGACGCATCCGGTAATTATATTTATGATAATTATCCTGGATATGAATACATAGACATTGAATTTGATACGTTTAAGTACATCAGAAAAACCCCTACATCAAGAGCTGAAAAGGTAAAATCTGGTAAAATGGTTTGTAGATGGGCACAACTTCCAGAAAATCAAAAATCGATTATGCCATCTATATTAGAAGAGCTATTGAAAGCTCGTTCTGATACAAGAAAACTTATAAAAACCGAAAAAGATCCATTTATGCAAAATATATTAGATAAAAGACAACTTGGATATAAGGTAACCGCGAATTCATTGTATGGTCAGTGTGGTGCAAAAACATCGACGTTTTATGAAAAAGATGTAGCTGCTTCTACTACTGCAACTGGTCGTATGATGATTACATATGCAAAACGTATTATAGAAGAAGTATATGGAGATAGAGTTTATGAGACTGCTATTCATGGACCGGTAAAATGCAATGCTGAATATGTATATGGTGATAGCGTAGCTAATTATACTCCAGTATATGTTAAGGTTCACGATAAAATAGTTATTTGCACAATTGAAGAATTAGCCGAGAAATATGGAAGGGGTCTATGGGTTACATGCAGAGAAGAAGGAAAACAAGAAAAAGAATTTTGCGAATTATATGACGTAGAAACTTGGACAGAAAGTGGTTGGACGAAATTATACAGAGTTATCCGTCATGTTTTAGCGCCGCATAAAAAAATGATAAGAATTTCTACAGATCAAGGATTAGTAGATGTTACAGATGACCATTCATTGTTAGATATATTTGCTAACCCTATTACTCCTAATGATGTTTCTATCGGAACACCTCTTCTACATAATCCTTTAAAAGATATTTGTATTGATAACCCATATATACCAAATGACTCTATTTATATTTATCATTGTCAAGATATTATTACTGCTGCAAAATATATCAATTATTTAAATAGTAAAAATCATTTTGAATATCATATTACGGCAGGAGAGGATAATTCAGTTATTGTAACACTTGATTTATTAAAAAAAAGTAGTGAAAATATCAAAAAAATACAGGAAATACCATATGAAGGATATGTATACGATTTAACAACCAATAACCATCATTTTGCAGCAGGTGTTGGAAATCTAATAGTTCATAATACCGACTCAGTATTCTTCACATTTAACTTAGAAAATCCAGAGACTGGAGAAAAAATTCGTGGAAAACCAGCGTTAGAAATGACGATAGAAATTGCGCAAGATGCCGCTCAATTATGTTCTGCATATTTAAAACCACCGATGGAATTAAGTTATGAAAAAACATTAATGCCATTTGTATTATTATCAAAGAAGCGTTATGTTGGTATGCTGTATGAAACTGATGCAAACAAAGGTAAATTGAAATATATGGGGTTATCATTGAAACGACGAGATTCGTGTGATTATTTAAAAGATACTTACGGTGGTATTTTGAATATACTCATGAAAGAAAATAATATACAAAAAGCAATTGAATATTTGGATCAATCTCTTGGTAATTTGATTAATGGAACAGTACCAATGGATAAATTAGCGATTACAAAAGCTCTTCGAAGTGATTATAAAAATCCGAATCAAATCGCACATAAAGTTCTTGCAGATCGAATTGGTAAAAGAGATCCAGGAAACAAGCCAAAACCAGGTGATAGAATAAAATTCCTATATGTGAATTCTTCAACACCCAAAGCGCTTCTAGGAGAACGAATTGAGACGCCTGAATATATTACATCTCAAAAACTAAAAATCGATTATACTTATTATATTACGAATCAATTGATGAAACCATTACAGCAGTTATTTGGATTAGCAGTTGAACAAATATGGGAATATCAAAAGAAATCAAGTGCAATAAAAACATATAAAAAAGATATATCAAATATGGAAAATGAATATGGTAAAGATTATGAATTATTTATGAAAAAGAAAGAAAAATACTGTTCAACAAAAGTAAAAACATTATTATTCGATAAGTTCTTAACTAAAATAGCGAATGAAAAAAATAAAATTCAAACGATAACTATGTTTTACCGATAATTTGCATAATATACAGGAAATTCAAATGTAAAAACAACTGATATTTTTTATAATCAATACTTTTTTGATGAGACATAATTACTATATAATATATAAATTATAGTAAATATTTATTTTTTTATTGCTACGCCAATTCCTAAAAATTTTTGATTTGTGTTATTCCAAACTTACGATGATATTTATAAAGTAATTTCTAATATTTTAGAGAAGAAAATAACAAAGGAAAATTTGTCAAATTACTTGAAACATAGTTATAAAATATACAAATCATAACTACATTTTGTCTCATTTTTCTTTCCGATCGGTGTAATTATTTAAATTTGAAATATAATTTTTAATACAAATATTTACCGCATATTCTATATTAAGTGGATTATATTTTTGTAACATATAACTATCCAATGTGGAAAAAGAACGTTTTGTTTCATTAATATTAAACTCATTATTTAAAAGAAAATTAATTGGTTCATTTGATAATGAATTATATAATTTAATAATTTCAGTTAAATTAATATGTCCCGGATTTGTGAAATTACAAATTCCTACTTCATTATTTTCCATCATTTGTAAAAGTATAGGAAATAAATTGTCTATGTATGTAATAGAGATGTCGCATGGGTCAATAATTTTATAATTTAATAATTTAGTGAGTAAATTTCTATTAGAGGGTTTATCAGAAATAGGGTAATTAATTCTTAAGTATAAAACGTTATTATAATTTTTAACAATATTTTCTAAATATATTTTACATTCACCATAAAAATTCTTAAAGTTATTTCCTTTATTATTTTCGGAGTATATTTTATCATTATTGAATATTCCTGCAGAACCAAAAATTGTTAAATGAATTCCTAATTCTTTACATATATTTGCTAATGTTAATTGATATGTTATATTAGTTTCTATTGTTTCTATTTTATGTGTATCACACCAAAATAGATTTGGTGTTCCACATAATCCTGCACAATTAATAATATATTTTGGTGAATAAATAGTTAATAAATTTCTTATTTTTTCAATTTCGTGTAATCTAAGTTCAGATATAATAAAGTTTTTATTAAATTTTTTTAAGAAATAAACTATGCTTGAACCTAAAAAACCATTTGCTCCAAAAACAATATAATCAATTGGTTTTATAAAGTTTTTTATATCATCTTTATCCGATATTAATAAATCTTCTAATTTAGTAGGTAAAATAATATTTATAAATGGGTCTAAAAAATGAATATGTTTTGTATTAGTTTCATTATATTCGTCAGATAAATGATAAATTAAGATAGAGTCTTCTTCTAATGATAAAAAAGCGTGTCCATAATTTGGTGGAATTGATATTTGAAATAAATCAGATGATGGATCTAATGTATAATATTTGGGAACTAAATAATCATCTGCTAATGTATCAAAATTAATGATAATATCTAATATTTTACCTTGAACACATGTAACTAGTTTTTTAAAAGAATTTATATGAATTCCTCTGAATACATTTTTTTTATTACAACTAACAGTACATTGTTTAAAGTCAAAATTATTTTTAATTGGAAATATCAATTTTCCCCTATTATCAGAAAAATCTTTATTCATAAATATAGATATAAAGATTTTTTTATATCTATAATTATGAAAAGATATTCTTCTGAGTGTATAAAAATCAATTCTTGTTTATGTTGTAAAAATACAAATACTTTATTTTTGGATTTAGGCGAACAACCTTTAGCAAATAATTATCATTCTATAGATGAAATATGTAATATATATCCTTTAAAACTAATGTTTTGTCAAAATTGTTATCATTGTCAGTTATCACACGCTGTAAATCCTGAAATTTTATTTAAAACATATAAATATGTAAGTGGAACATCTCAAACAGGCATAAATTTTTTTAAAAATAATGCTATTTTTATAACTAATCATATTAAAAAAAAAGGAAAGATTTTAGACATAGCATCAAACGATGGGACACAATTAGATTTTTTTAAAGAATTGGGTTGGGAAACATATGGAGTTGATCCTGCTACAAATTTATGTCCAATAGCTGAAAAAAAAGGGCATAATATTATTTGTGATTTTTGGAATAAAGATGTAGCTAAATTATTACCTAAAATGGATGTAATTACTGCTCAAAATGTATTTGCTCATACACAATACGTTGATGTTTTTTTACAAAACTGTAATCTAATTATGAATGATGAAACATCATTATTTATTCAAACATCTCAAAAGAATATGATTATTAATTCAGAATTTGATACTACTTACCATGAACATATTTCATTTTTTAATACAAAATCTATGAAAACACTTGTAGAAAGAAATGGTTTGTTTTTAAATAACATTTACGAAGCAGAAATACATGGTAATAGTTATATTTTTGAAATAAACAAAATTAATAAATCCGTTCATAACAATGTAGAAAATTATTTATTAGATGAAGAGAAAAAGGGAATATATAAAGATGAAACATATTTAGATTTTTCGGTAAAAACCAAAAATATCATTGATAATTTAATAACAGAAATTATAAAATATAAAGAAGAAGGCTATAAATGTATTGGATTTGGGGCAGCAGCAAAAGCACAAACATTATTATGTTATGGTAATATAAGTTTGGATTATATTATTGATGAAAATCCTTTAAAAATTGGGTTATATTCCCCAAAAATGAATATTCCTATTGTAGATAAAAATTATTTTATAAACGATACAAAAGATAAATTTGTAATTATAATTTTAGCATGGAATTTTGCTTCGGAAATTAAAGAAAAAATTAGAAAATATAAGGGTACAAAAAAGGTAATTATAATTGAAGCTTATTTTCCAGAGTTAGTTATTCGTAAGTTACAATAGGTAATTATATAAATAATTAATATATTTATTATTTATTATTTATTTCTAATAATTATTTATATATCATAATGAGAGCTAGGAAAAAAACCGTCTTTTTCAGCATCAGAAATAGTTCCATGTTTTCCATAGTATAAAAATCTAGTTAAATGATTAAGTTCTGGCGAAACAGTTTCTGGCTGAATATATGATATACTATATTTCCATTTAAAAGCGAATGTGTTTGGATTATTTATCCATTTATATATGTTATTTGGATTAAATACAGGACAAATAAAACTATTGTCTAATATTTTTGAGGGAATCACTATATTGTGCTTATAACCAAGATTTCGTAAATAAGTAGGAAGTTTTACCTCTAATTTTCTAATATAATGAGATTTTAAATCTTCTGGAGTCATATATGTATTAGGTAAATTATCACTAATAAATCTAATTATATCATGTATCATTTTATATTTAAATTCTACAGGTATACAAACAATATGCCATTCAATTTCGTTTGAATCCCAATGTCCCCAAAAATCTGAGCTATTACGCATTTTTTCTATAGTATTTTTAAAATTTTCTATACCATTTATAGGAAGAATTAAACTATCATTTAATAGTAAAATATTATCATATATTTTGTTTAGTTCAACTATTTTTTTACAAGCGATATTCCAAATATTCCAATCACATCCTGGTCCAGTATTTTTTATATAATTTATAGTAAAAGGTAGAGTGGATTGGTCAATATTATTTATTGTTTCAGATGATGTATAAAATATTATATCATATCCTACATATATTAATGCATTTATACTTTGAATTACGTAATCTTTTATAATATTATCTGAATCATAATGAGCATAAATAGCACAATTTTTTGGTTTAATTTCTGGTTTTACAAAAATAATTTCTTCTTCCACATATCCATAGTTATTATAATACTCTTCTTTACTATTCCATTGGCTAATAGATAATAAGTCATAGTTATAATTAGGAATATTACTTTTATAATTCAATAATGGTCTTACATTTAATTTACAATACATAAAATTAATACATTCATTATATAAAACTGGTAAACCTACATAATGATTTTCCCATCTCCATAAATTTTTTATAAATATAGTTGATAATGGTATATTCGTTCCATTAAACGCATTAAATCTATCTGGTTCTCTATTATTATTAATTGACCAATATTTTTCATCATGACAATCAAAATCATATAACAAACTAGTTACTTTATATCCATTATTAATTAAAATACGAGATAAACCATATTCTCCTGTAAAAATAGCATCCATTTTATCATATTTTTTACCCCAAACTGTATTAGTATGTGTGCCAAAATCATTCAGTATACGAATTTTATGATAATCATCAATTGATGATTCGTCTTTACAAGATATTTGTTCAGTTGTTAATATTCTTATAATATGTTCTGAGCATCTTAATAAACTAAACGTAGGCACTACTTTTGGTCCAGTTCCACCTGGATTTGTATTTGGCAAAAAAGATAAGCATGGGCTACAAATTACAGCATTATATTTTAACATTCTATTGTAAAAAGGAAATAACCAATGATCCTGAATATTATCTTCATAAATTGGCCCAAAACAACTACAATTAATTAGATTCAAATAATCAAATATTTCCCATATAGGTTTATTATATTTTTTTTCATAAAATTTAATACCATTTAACCAGCCTTCCCAATCACTACAATTCTCTTCTTTTAAAATATTAATATTTGGTTTATTTGGAATAACAACTTCACATTGATTTCCATTTATAACAAATAAAGTTTCAATGTTTAAATTCAACCATTTATTGTTTCGTAGCCCATGTTTTATAAAAAATGAAATATTTGTCTGATTTTTCTGTTGATTTTTTCTTTCATAATATACATAAATTATACCAATACGCGATTCTTTAATATTTGGTAAAGAAATATCCATAATTGTAATTATATATTATAATATATTATAATATATTTATGTTTATTTTTATAGAAATAATATTTCTAAATAATAAGGTCTTTCGGTGGAACGGTCTAGATTTCTAAAATAATTGCTTAAATCATCAAAAGTATTCATTGCTGAATAATATAGAGATATATATTTATATTTATTTATTACCTAAAATCTTATTAACATAATACATGCAAAAATTAAATTTAAATAAATATCATGATAAAGGTATTACCGGATTAGTGAATTTAGGCAATACATGTTTTTTAAATTCATGTTTACAAGCATTAAGCCATACATACGAATTAAATGAAGTATTAAATGAAAAAAAATATATTAAATACCTTAAAAAAATAGAAGATTCAGAAATATTGAAAGAATGGGACGATTTGCGAACTTCTATGTGGGAACAGAATGGACTAATTTCTCCAAATAAATTTGTTTATAATGTTCATAGAATTGCACAAATAAAAGATAGAGAACTATTTACAGGATGGAGTCAAAATGATATGCCTGAATTTTTATTGTTTATGATAGATTGTATGCATACAAGTATTTCGCGTTCAGTTAAAATTAAGATTTCAGGAAATAAAAAAAATAACGTGGATGAGTTGGCAGTTCAATGTTATACCCTATTAAAAGATGTTTATGAAAAGGAATATTCTGAAATAATGGATTTATTTTACGGTATTTACGTATCAGAAATTATATCTACGGACGGGCATACAAAACATTGCATTAAACCCGAGAACTTTTTTATATTGGATTTGTCCATTCCACTGAATAAACCACAATGTTCTCTGTATGATTGTTTCGATTTATTTACAACACCAGAATATTTAACTGATGAAAATGCATGGTTTAATGAAAAAACAAATAAAAAAGAAGATATACAAAAGCGCATTTCATTTTGGAATTTTCCAAAAATATTAGTAATTACATTGAAACGGTTCTCAGTAGATGGGAATCATAAGATGAACGATTTAATTGATTTTCCAGTAGATAATTTAGATTTGTCGAGATATATAACAGGATATAGCGCTTCATCATATAAATACGAATTGTATGCAGTATGTAATCATATAGGTAATGTTTATATGGGTCATTATACCGCATTTATTAAAAATGCAAAAGGAAATTGGTTGCATTTTAATGATCAAACCGTAGAAAATATCGAAACCCCATCTGAAGTAATTACTCCGATGGCATATTGTTTGTTTTATCGTAAAAAAAATAACTTTGTATAATATAATAGTTATTTGTATAATATGCCAGATGTTAGTGGAAATAGTACAAAAGATGCCAGTGGAAATAGTACAAAAGATGCCAGTGGAAATAGTACGAAAGCTGCCAGTGGAAATATTGTACAAACCCCTAGTAAAGAATCTAAACAAATAGATACATCTAATATTTTCAAAGAATCGAATTTAGATTTGATTACATGGTTTTTAGCAATATATTTAGTTATTTATTTTGGATTTGGTATCTTTGTAAATACAACTCGAGGTGGATTCAATCAAACGGTAGACATCGCCCTTTTTGTAGGTATTATTGTGGTTTTAATATATTATTATTTTCAATTATCCAAATACGAACGTTCTCATATAACAATTACATTGTTAGATGAATTTAAACACGAATTAAAAGATCCGAACACTACTTTGTATATGGTAATTATCTTAGTATTATGCTATGTATTCATGTTTGCATTTCAAATTCCATATAATTTGGAACAAATGCCGAGATTATTACATTTGATTGTCGCAAAAAGTATTATTTATTTGGTAATGCTTCTATTTGTAATGTTTTTTACATATGTTTTAGGTATACCAATCGTTGATAATATTTACGATACTGTAGGAAAATGGTGGAATGATTTATCAACGTCCAAAACAACACACAATAATAAAAATAACAATGAAATAAAAAAAAATGTAGTAGATAAAGATGAAGTATTCAATATTTCAAATAATTTATATACTTACGATGACGCACAAAATGTATGTAGTGCTTTTGGTGCAAGATTAGCTAGTTATGATGAAATTGAAGATGCATATAATAAGGGTGCCGATTGGTGCAATTATGGATGGTCGGATAATCAAATGGCATTTTTTCCTACACAAAAAAATACATGGAAAAAATTACAAAAAAATCCAAAGAATAAAAATAACTGCGGCAGACCAGGCGTGAATGGCGGATATATGGCAAATCCAAATATTAAATTTGGTGTAAATTGTTTCGGAAAGAAACCAAAAGCGACAAAAGGTGATTTAGATTTGATGAGTGCTCGTAAAAACCAAATTACTCCAAAAACTGAAACTGAAATCGAGACTGAAAGAAAAGTAAAATTTTGGAAAGAAAATGCAGACAAATTATTGAGTATTAACCCACATAATGAAAAAAAATGGTCTGAATATTAGAGCGGCGGTCAAATGGGACAAATTCGTATTTTGATATTTTTATAATTCTATAAAATATCAAATGTAAAAATACTAATAAAAACAGTGTGTTATTATTATAAATATAGAAAAATGCAATTCAATATATTTTTATTATTGTTAACTGTACCAATTATACGCTCATTTACTATTTTATCAAAATCGATCTTGTATAATACCAAATTAATGATGAATATGGAAAATACACATGAATTAGACAGTGATACAAAATATAATTTGAATTGGTATGTAATTGGAGAAGCCAAAAAATTCGTTGAAAACAGACTATATAAAAAAACGATATGGAATAAAAATTATTTAATTTGGAAAAAATCAGGTAAGTATTACGCTATGGATGATGCATGTAGTCATCGAGGAGTAGCATTGTCAAAAGGGCGTATTATAAATGATAATGTAATGTGTCCTTATCATGGTTATCAATTTAATAATCAGGGTGTTCTCGTGGTTGTCCCGGGTTTGAATTTTACAAATACACCATGTCAAAATATTGATACTTATAAAATATTAGAGTCTGGCGGATGGCTTCATATGAATACTATTAGTAATGTTTTCTATAAACCCAACGAGTACAGAGTATTTGAAGAACCCGAATTAAATAATAACACGTTCTCAAATATTAAAATAAAACAAGATTTTCGCAGTTATGGAAGGGTTGTAAGCGAAAATTCATTGGATGTAATGCATATCGGGTTTGTTCATACATTTGGTAATCGAATCCAACCTGCACCAATTACCGAAGTGCCTCCTCATCCAATAGGCGATTACCCATTTCATTATAAAACGTCATATACATATAATTCGGGTAAAGATTCAATTGCTAACAAAATATTTAATGTCAAAGAACTTACTATAGAAAATGAATTTGTATTACCACATACGACAGTAGCGCGTGTTATTTTTGGCGATTTCATAAGCACTGTAATTACATCTGCATTACCTGTTAATGAAACCTTTACTGAGTTGTATGTTAAGACATATCGAAATTTTTGGAGAACTGATAATACAACAAATGTATTTAATGTATTTTATAATTGGATTGGCGATTCTATTACAACTGAAATGATGAAAACAACAGTTAAGCAAGATATGTCTGTTATAGAAAGTATACCATTGGATAAGATAAACGGCAAATTTAACATGAAATTTGATAAATTACAAAATACATATGTAAGCTTCTATAGAAAGTTCATCAATAAACGTTAAATGATAATTAATTTATAGAAAGTGTAAAAATTTAATTCTATTGTATTTATATAAAAAATTATATGAAACAAAAATTAACAAAAAATAAAATTGTAAATTTAACATTTGTCATCGTATTATTGATTATAATATACATTATTTTCAAAAAAAGAATTGATATTACTCTGATGTTTTTATTTTATGATATTTATGCTTTATTTGGATTATATTGGCATTTTGAACCAGAATATTGTTCAAACATGAAGTATGGGTTTACACCAGTTATGCCATTGAATTATTACGCTGAATTTAATAAAGCAATATTTCCAAGAATACCTAGTGGCGATAATACGTTAAACATGGAAAATGTAAAAAATATTTGCGATAAAAATTTTAGATGGTTACAAAAAAATGGTACTGTACATAGTAAACCAAAAGGTATTGCAGTTTTTCATGTAAATCAACCAGATTTCAAAGAAAAAATTATGCAGTATATAAAAAACGACTATCCATTTGTAATCCGAGGTGTAAATTTAAAATGTTTTGAAACTATGCAAATTGATAATATAATGAAAATAGCTGGTAATAATAAAGTATACATGAGTCCAGGTGCAGATGAAAATTGTCCAGATAATATTTTTACTGAATTAAAAAACATCTTTGAAAATAAATGTTATATAACAAATTCAACAAATTTATTTTACTATTATAAGGATTTATTGCCTGATTCTGATATGGATATAATTAAAAATATGATTGATGGGTACATGTCAAATAATAGCAAGCAGTTATTTTTAAGTGTAGTAAAAGGGAATGGAACTGCTTTACATGCAGCGTACACAAATAACTTTTATTTAATGATTCAGGGAGAGAAAAAATGGACATTTTTTAATCCAAATCAATTAGCATTATTGTATCCATCATTTCAGAAAAAAGGGATTTATATGGCATCTGAATCACGATTTTTAAATATGGATACATATGAATTATTGGATAAATTTCCATTATTAAAATACGCTGAACGTTATGAAGTAGAATTACAAGAAAGAGATATTTTGTATAATCCTATGTCTTGGTTTCATTCAGTTTATAATAAAACAGATGTTTCTGTAGCTTGTTCTACACGGTGGTCAAAACCACTTTCAATTCCAGATAGACATATGTTAAGGTATGGACATATGATTAACCCTGAACTAAGAAATTATGTTAAAGATATATTTATAAATACAGGAGTATTAGGTATATCACAAATTGATGAGCATAAACATATGATTGGAGAAAATAATCCTGATGCAATACCATACTGGGATAAATATACAAATGATTCACATAAATTATGTGCGGATGAAGATTGTTCTGTTAATTGGCATAGATAAATGTATAAATATTCACTTATATAAACGAGTGAATATTTATTGTAATTCATTATATAGGATATATTTTACATTTTTTGTTGTTTACGAATTGTCATTCGTTTATATAAAAACTATCAATAATATTACAAGTATTACTACTATAGTCGCAATATAACATGCCCATTTTTTATCAGAATTGGATAATTCAGTCGATGCTGTAATCATAATAGATACTAATTTTATAATTATTATATATTGATTGAAACTTCAAGGATCAATTTTTTTTGCGAATTGTTTTTCGCTTGTTCTTTGTTTTTTCTTTGTATTTTTTTGTTTTGTTATGTTTTCTTGGCTGAGTTAATTCGAATATTTCATTAAATTTCTTATCGGAAATTGATTCAATTAATTCGGTAGGTTCAGCGTATTTAATACCATTATTTTTGTAATTATTAACAACTAAGCCTAAAGGCACGGATAAATGCTTGATTTTCGATAAACCTTCGACCATTTTATTTTTAGAACCACCACCTTGAATATTATCTGAAAACTGAATCGAATATCCTCCACGAAATTCATTTACCTCTTTATCATATTCTTCTTCTGATGTATTTTCTGATTCTCCACCTTCAATTGAGAACATAGATTTTTCTAAAAAAGATGGTTGGAATTCTAAAGGTAAAATATCAGTCATATTGTATTTTCCAAATATATATAATACGGATACCTTTATTTCGAAAAGGTTCTACGAATATCTGGAGAACTTTTCACTTCGCGATTTTCTTTCAAATATTGAATAATATATTTAACATGTTCTTCGTTTGGTATTATTTTGTTTAACGAATTCTCGATATATGCATATGTAAGTGGCGGATACTCTTTTTTGTCATGATATTGCAATGTTCCATCACTTATTTGAATTTTTTTATTTTGTAAATTATTTTCTGTAATATAATTGCATATTTGAGAACCTAGTGTATGTTTCATTTCGCGCATTGTTTTCGTTTTTTCATTAACAATTTTTAGCTGGGAATCCAAAATAGTCCATTTTTTTATATTTTCTATGAATTGCTCCCTTTCTTTTGATTGTATTGTTATTTCCATCTCGATTAAATTTTATATTATCTATATTTATGTATATCTATTATTATTTATCTACAAAAATAAATTTCCTGGATTATCAGGAAATTTATACAATTACATACATATTAGTGAACAATTTATTTTCTAAAATTTTTTCTGGATTTTTTTGCACTTTTGTTTCCATAAACCTTATTTGATCTTCTTTTTACTGCAGTGTTTGCGTATAAAAGTAAAGCAGGAACAGCGATATCAGTAAGTACACCTTTGCCGCCTTTCTTTGATTTGCGACCACCTTTAACTTCTGGCATTCTAACACCAACTGCATCAGGAGTATAACCACTAGGATTATTTGTAGCAATTACATTAGAATCTGGAATTGCTTTTTGTGCATCAGGTCCACCGAATACATATTCGGCAAATTGAGATGCCCCAGCACCACCAGATACGCGTAAGTTTTTACGAGTTCTCTTACTTGAAACGTTTCTTGGCATGTTATAAAATATATAATATGAATATATTTTAATTTCGATTCAGTTTTTTGATATTTTTGCTAAATCAATTATATTTATTGTTTTTATATAATAACTTCAATAACAAATATAAATTAACTAAAACAATAAAAAAGAAAAATATATGATAAATACAAATTAACAATAAATAAACGTATATTTCATTATAAATAAAGCTAAATAACGGTTTAACTATATCTTTTATTTCACGCTTTGTATCTTCATTTTTAAAAAATTCAATGCATGTATCTTTAATACTTTTTGCCATTTAAACATATACTACAAACAAAATAGAAAATAATGAATAAATAATAACGAGATTTATTTTTTATACGCTAATAAGTGCATAATATTACACATATCATCTTCGTCTTGAAAATCATATTTTGTTATTTTGCTGCGACACAACGAACAATTTATACAATGGTTTTTTTCGTTTTTTTCAATAATCTTATATGTACAATCATTACAGTATATATGGTTGCAGTTTGTTCGAATCGCTTTGTTATGTAGTATATCGATCAAGCATACCGGACATTCTGTATTATTATGTGGTAATTCAAACCCAAGCCCGCAACCAATATTATGTTTATTTTTTGTAATTAGTTTTTTCTTTTGAGGAAGGAATGATTTCCAAAATTTTTCTTTTGCAATTTTGTTCGTTTCTTCATCGGTTAAATACAACTTTTGCTTTAACAAATCGATCTCTCGCAATTTTTTGTTAGCTTTTCTAATAACGTTGTTCGTTGTTTTTTCATCAAATACTTCTTCTAGATTATCGTATATATTAGTTTTGATTAACATTTTGATTTAATACTACTAAGGTACAACACAAAAAATAAATCAATTTTATATTTTTAGTATGGTTTTATTCGTAATAACGGTGTAAAAAATGTATATATAAAAAATAAATAAATGAACGGCATACACGATCCAAATGATAAATTTGAATTTAACAAATTATTGCTAACAAGTCCTACTGTAGTATCCGGTGGTAATCATTTTATTAAATATTCGATGAATGACATGCCACTTTATATTCAACCGCCTAAATGCAAAGTTAAGCAAGGTATTATTAAAACAGGAAAAAGAGCATATTGTGATTTGATGTTTACAAACGAAAACGAAAATTTTATACGCTGGTTAGAAAATTTAGAGAATTATAGTCAAAAACAAATTTTTATTAACCGGGAAAAATGGTTTGAGACTGCATTAGATGAGCATGATATTGAGAACTCATTCACAAGTCCATTGAAAATATACAAATCCGGTAAATATTATATTGTAAGAACAAATATACCAACAGCTTTAGGCAAAACCAATTTTAAAGTATATGACGAAAACGAAAATATTATAGATATAGAGACAATTAAGGAAAATGAAAATGTAGCGACAATTTTAGAAATACAAGGTATTAAATGTTCTGCACGAAGCTTTCAGATAGAAATAGAGATGAAACAGTTATTGGTATTAAATAAAGTTGATTTGTTTGAAAAATGCATTTTAACGAAAAAAACAGAAATTGTGAAAGAATCTTTAGAAAAAACAGAAGATGAGAATTTGATAGACAACAGGGATATAGATATAACGAGAAGTGTAGAAAATAACACAGTTGTAATTGAAACTGTAGAAAATGAAAGTCATGACGATAATAATAATAATAATAATAATAATACATCTCAACAAATGAATGATGATTCCAATAATATTAATAATATCAGTTTTGAAAAATACGAAGTGGATGGCGAACCTGAACAAAAAGAAGAAATTTCAAAAAATCTTCAATATATTAATTTAGAAAAAACAGAGTTAATTGAAGAAGTTGATTTGAATTTAGAAAAAATCGAACAAAACGAACCTGTGTTTTTGAAAAAAAGAAATGATGTTTATTATGAAATGTATAGAGAGGCATTAAGAAAAGCAAAATTGGCAAAAGAAATGGCATTATCAAATTATTTAGAAGCAAAACGAATAAAAAATACATACATGCTAGATGAATTAAATGATGATAGTGATTTTGAAGATGATAATTTAAATTTAGAATAACCAATACAATATGTAATAGTACCAATTATTTAGCAAAAATAAAATAAGAATAGAAATATTTTATCCACCGTTTATATAAACAGAATGTTCTTGAAAGATATTCAGCGTGGATTTTCAAAATTCTTCACACCTCAACGTTTACTTATTCTTATTGTATTCCTTATTTTAGGATTTGTTTTACATTCATACAGTACATCAAAGGTGTCTAGTATCTATGGAATGGAAGACGGATCTGCTTCACAACCTAAAAAAGAGGCACTAATAATGCAAGCTCCTACTGTTTTACCATCTGAATCAACTCAAGAAGTAGATACATCTGCACCAACCGGTAGTGGATATGCTCTTCGTCCAGTAGCTAACCCAAGTGAATTATTACCAGTTGATACTAACAATAAGTGGGGAGAACTTAACTCATTAAACCAAGGAAATATTGCCATGCCTGATTTATTACAAGCAGGTTATCACATTGGTTTAGATACAATTGGACAAACTTTACGTAATGCAAATTTACAAGAACGTTCAGACCCTATCATCCCAAAAAATGATATTGGTCCATGGAACCAAAGTACAATTGAACCAGATTTCGGTCGCACACCTTTAGAAGTCGGATACGGTCCAAGATAAACGTATTATCCAAATATCAAAGATAAAATAGAAAATATCATCCTATTATAATAATTAGTAATTATTATAATGACTACAAAAACATTTACATATCCAAATGGATTTCGTATTATTTATGAAAAATCATCTAACAATACTCCCATTTCATGTATAGAAATATTATGTGATATTGGTTCAGTTTATGAGAATAATGAAACTCGCGGTGTATCTCACTTTATTGAACATATGTGTTTTAAAGGAACCAAAAAGATCCCAATACCTAAAAATATTTTTGTAGAATATGATAAAGTAGGAGCATACTTAAATGCTACCACTGATAAAAGATATACATATTATACGATAAAGTGCAGTAATGAATATGTTGAAAATAGTATCAACATAATGAGTGATATGCTATTAAATTCAACTTTCAATAAAAGTGAATACAAGAAAGAGGAAAAGGTGGTAATTGAAGAAAACATTAAAGATGTTAATGATGCAGAAGAAATTTTATTTGAAAACTTAGATAAACTAATATATAATGGTAGTTCCTACGCGTTTCCAGTAGATACAATCGCGTACCATAAAGGTAATTTGGATTATAAAAAGGTTATAGAAATGTATAATTATTTTTATCAACCCAATAAAATGGTATTAAGTGTTGTATCCACTTTACAATTCAATCATATTAAGCAAATGGTCGAAAAAACATTTTTTGTAAAGCAAAGTGTGAATCAAATACAAATTCCTAATAAATACCCGATATATTCTTTTGTATTACCACAAAACGAAATACAGTATAGTATCCAAAAAAAGAATGAAATTTCAACTGGTCATATAGCAATTGGATTTAGAACAAATTATTGTGATAAATATGCATTAGGATTGTTAAAAGTAATATTAAGTGGTCCAATGAGTGCTAGATTATTCATGTTATTACGTGAAGAAAACGGATTAACATATAGTTCATATGCATCAGATGAATATTATGATTTGCTGGGAGAATTTCTATTTTATGCTGAAACCGATTCTACGAAAATAATGAAAAATGGTTCAAAGTTAGGAGTATTACCGTTGATTATTAAATTAGTCAATGGATTGATTGAAGATGGAATTACAGACGACGAATTGAAATTAGCAAAAAAATATTTAAAAGGTGATATGGAACTTGATTTAGAAGATAATGAAAACTTAGCATTACATAATGGTGAGAAATTACTAGTATATCCAACTGAAAAAATGATTCCATATTCAAAAATATACGATACATTTTATAAAAATATTACAAAAAAGGATATTGAAAATGTAATCAGAAAATATTTAAACAAAAAAAATATGAGTGTTTGTATTGTTAGTGAAAACTTACCATCCTTAGATAAAATCAAAGAACAATGTGAAAAAATTATTAGTTAAAACAACGAAGAATTAGAGCAATGCATATTTTAATTTTAATGACACCCAGAGGGGCGGAATGAAATATTCGAATGTATAAAATAAAAATAAGATATTATTATATATATGTCAAAAGCTGATATTTTAGGATATATATTAATTGCGTTCGTTGTTATCATATGTTTATATATATACTTTGATACTGATACTTTTCAATTAAAATGTATTGTATCAACAGTCGATGGTCATAAATATTGTGTTAGGGAACGCGCAAATATGAAAGCTGCCGCAAATCTACTTGCTACAATTACTGAAAAATGTAAAAAATTAGTATCATATGTTGGACAAAAATATACCGATCAAGAAAACGTTCAACGATTAGTTAAAGGCTTTAATCCTAAAAAAGTGTCTGAAACCCTTCCAACAAGTGAATATACTGCATATAGCGAAAATAAAGGTGAAAAGCTAGCATTCTGTTTGAATAAGAAAAAGGCAGATTCAAGTAATTTAATCGACGAGCATACACTTACCTTTGTAGCAATCCATGAATTGTCTCATGTAATGACAAAATCAGTCGGGCATAAATCTGAATTCTGGCAAAATTTCAAATTTTTATTAGAAAACGCAAAAGAAGCTGGAATACACGACCCTGAAGATTATAAAAAAGAACCAAAAGAATATTGTTCTATGAAAATTCATGATAGTCCATATTATGATTTGAAGTAGGTATTACATATAATATATAATCATACGTAAAAATAATAATTAGAACCCGGTGCTATATACACTCCTAATTCTGATAAAATATACACTTTTTCATCTGATATTTTCATCGACTCTTTGGCCCATTCCCATTCTACATTTTCTTCTTCTCCTGGCGTAATAATATTTTTAACATTCTTACAACGCATACCGATAAGTCCAGTAATGCAGTCTGGTTTTTTATATAAACATCCTATCTCTTGATAAGAACCGTACCTTATAATGCAGTCCACATCATTATATATATCATTTAATTTATCAAAAAAATTACATGGGTTCGTAATAATATATCTACCTGTCATCTTAACTATAAAATCATCATCTTTTATATGAAAATTATGAATACATAAATTAACATCAGTTAATTCCTTGATTCCTTTGTTTGCGGTTTGTATTAAATTTGAATTTGTATATAAAACCGGAAGTTTAAAATCATCAAGAAATGAAGATTGTTTACCAGTATTTTCAACTATTACAATTTTTATATTATCTTTATTATTACAATAATTTATTAAGGTTTGAATCCCGTTGATATATTGCATTTTTCGAATTTCATAGTCTTGATCTAATAAACAGCATGTAATTATAATATAAATCATAATTTGTATTGTAATACGTCAATATATCTTTATGTTGTAAATAAAATTTAATAATTTACCACCGATTTATTTGACTTAAATATACTATACATTGTGCGTATGATATCCCAAGTGAATACCTAATCTGCAAGCTGCTTCCTTATAAATATATTCGTATTTTTTATCATGCCAATCTGAAGGTAGAATCGGTAAAAATTCATTATATATATCTTCATATGTATAAGACGCACCTCTAGAATGTTTTTTAGTGCATATAAAATCAGCAGCTGAACCAAAATCTAAAAATATTCCTTTTGGATATAATTTAGTTAATTCGCATATAAGAACTTTCGCGGACATACCACATGATGTAATAACCATAGGTTGTTCGTCATCGCCGATATGTGTTTTAATAGCATTAAAAACTTCTTCGAATTTTGTATCAAACCAATTATTAAATGGAATATTAACCATATGGTCAGATTTAACTAAATATTGTAATTTTACTAATAATGGATTGCATACAATTATCTTTTTCAAATTGGATTCTTGTATTGATCGATATAAATTCATTTTTTGTATTATAGTATCAGTTCCAAAATCAGTTTTATCAACTATAAATGTGTGATAATATGCCCATTTTATTCTATCTGTATCTTCAACTAAGCTTTTCCAAAATTCATTTGTGTTTTCATCCCACCACATACCAATATAACTATTATCTACTTCTTGAGTCATATACTTAAATGAATCGATTAGTCCATTTCTCAATTTATCGGTATATTGGTCTCCATCGCAGTTACCTCCGGAATGTGCACTAGCGCAAAAATATTCACCATCCCCATATTTTGAGAATGATACAGGTTTTTTTTCTTTAATACAATTTGTGATATTTGTAATTATATCCATGTATATATTAAATAGTAGATAAAATATATTTATATAGTTAATATGATAATAATAATTCACTTACATGGTAGATTAGGTAATAATAGATAGTATATTATTTTGCACATATGATAAAATAATATAATTACAATTACAAAAACATAATGCATATTATATAGTATGATTATATACGAATGGATATTTCAAAAATAGTTAAGATCTGTATATTAGGATTAAATAATAAAATTACAAAAGTAATCGTTTATTCGAATAAAGTAGAATTGGATAAACTATTTAGTAATGTAGACCTGGAAAAAATAAATAATGACAATCCAGACATAATATTCTCTACACAACAAATTCATATAGACGATTCTATACGTGTAATTAAAAACAAAATATTAAAAGAATTATCGAACATATCATACAAAGAGTTGTATTTGTTCTCGCAAATTAAACGGGAATTACCTATTTTAAATATTTATAAATCAATTACAAAAAACGACGAAGAAATATTTACAAAACAAAAATTTAGCCAATTTGCAAAAAACATAAATATTGATGAAGGCGAAAGAGATATTGATGCATATACATATGAAGATTTGATAGAACTAGCCGGAGAACATATTGTATCTATACCATTCGGCCAAAAGTTCGAAAAAGAGCATGATTATTTATTTGTATCAAACCCGTTTCAATTAGAATCGGTTGATACAATTAACACAAGTTCTCTCTTTTCTTTTGAAAATTCATTGTTTTTTAATTTCGGTTCTCCAATAAATAATACTTTCTATGTTTGTTTTGCTGAAGATGTATTCGAATACGCAGATCAGCACAACATAGATACTTCGCTAATATCACAAATGTATTTTCCGTTTTTATTCAAAGAGAATATAACAAATGTATCTACATTGCTTGGACAAAAACAATATTTATTAGAAGATACAAAAAAAAACATTACTGATGATACGTGGAAGTTATATGAAACCGTTGATATGTTTTATGATATATATAATTCAAAAAAGTCCGATTCAGAGTTCTCGTATTTTGATACTGGAATACAATCATTTAATATAACAATCAAAACAGAATTTGTTAATTTATTACCATTAGATGCTATATTTAAAAATATTCATGCTACAAAAGAAATGCCATTTATAAAACACAATCCTGGATTTAGAAGAGAGAACATGTATAGACTATATAGTGAAAAGCTATCTAAAAATGGCAAAAAAATTCCATATTTATCTTCGTCTGAGATATTAAAGCTTTCAAAAGAAATAGGTAAATCTGGTAATATTTCATTGTTAATTAAAACCGTATTTGAAGGTTCTCCAATTCAAATGTATATTCATTTTAAACGCGATGGTAATGTACAAGTACAATCATCTTTAGTATCACCAATAAGTACTACGTCATTAAACCAAATACTATTACAAGTATTAAATCCTATTATCGACAATATAAATGAATTTTTAAATAAAACTGGATACTCAATTCGTCGATTTACTACATTACATGATAATTATATTATTATCAATAACATTCAATATACATCGAGTGTTTCAATAACGAAAAAAATGGATCTGGAAAAATATAAAAGTTGTATATCAAGCATTTTTGTAATAAAAGATACGAATATATCCGGTGCGGACGGTGCAAAATTAATTTTCAAACGCGTAGAAAATTATCAAGAAATGGATCCGATTGAGGAATTTATTACAGTCGAAAAAAATAAATTAACTGAAGTTGGAGATATAATACAAGCATTAGTAAGCGAGTTTGATTTAACCCAACAAGATGCAGAAAAGCGCGTTGTCGATTTTTTCAAAGGTCATACAATGTTTAATGATAAAATAATAGAAAATTTTGGATTTCCTGTATCAATCAAATTATTTCCTATAGAAAATAAACTGAAATTAGAAGTATCTAATATAAACGCAATTGAATATATCGAAGTTTTATCCATTTACTTTGACAGTATATTGAGAATATATCAGGCACCAAATAGCACAGAAGTAAGCTTAAAACATATCGAATCTGTTTGTAAAAAGAAAATTAATTATGAAAATGTCGATAAACCCAATATTCAAAATATAGTCGCAATCGCGCCGGTTATTGGAGTTATTCCACAAGCAATTGAATTAGATAATAGTCTAGATAGCGATTTCTTTAAAGATGACTCTGTGGAAACCCCGGAAAAGCAAGAATTAGTTGAATCTATCGATGATGATTTTTTCGGAATGGATGTTGAAACTACATTACCAATCAACGATATTGCTAAAATTAAATCTAGTTCTCAATCAGTTAATGGAGATAAGGACGACGACGACGACGATGAATTCTTCGGTATGGATGTTGACGAAGATGAAGAAATTGAAGGAGGCGAAGGTCCAGATGATCTAGAAATTAATGTAGAAGGCAAAAAATTAAAAAACCCAAATCCATTTCAAAGTAGAATTGAAGAACGCGATCCAAAACTCATATTAAAAACAGAAGTTGGTAAATATAATCGATATTCGAAAGTATGTCCTCCCGCTGTATTACGTCAACCTGTTATATTAAATAATATCGAAAAAGAAAACATTGATAAAAATCATAAAGGTTCATATACAACAGCTATCCAATATGGTTCTGATCCAACTAACCCATATTGGTATATCTGTCCTAGATATTGGTCTTTAAAATCCAACGTAAGCTTAACTCAAGAAGAAGTTAACGAAATCTTAAAAACAAATCCAAACGCTATAATCCCAAATAAGGCATCAGTTGTTCCAAAAGGTGCTTTCATATATGAATTCAATGCACCAAAAGAACATTTGAACGAAAAGGGAGAATATATACCTCATTATCCGGGATTGCAAAAAGATTCTCATCCAGATGGATATTCAGTTCCATGCTGTTTTAAACGTCAACAAGAAAAACAAGAGGAAAGAACCGTAAGAATAAGCAATTATGTAGTTGACTCGACTAAATATCCAGTTCAACAAAATAGATGGGGGTTTTTACCAGTAGCTGCTCAATCTTTTTTTAAAATAGATAATCGTAAATATGTAGTTAAATCAAATCCATCTACAATTAAACCAAATACACCATGTTTATTGCGATATGGTGTTGAACAAAATATAAATCAATCATTTATGGGTTGCATTGCTGATATTTATGCATATGATAATGATGTACCAAGTCCAAGTATAATTCAAATGCGTAATATTATCTATAACGCAATTACGTTAGATATGTTTATCAAATACCAAAACGGTTCTTTGGTATCTATATTTAAACCAAAAAATTACAAACAAATGGATATTAATGTTGAAAAATACAGAGATTCTGATTTTGCACAAATTATTTTAGAAAATGATCCACAAAGTGAGTATGAGATTTCATTCTTAAAAGAAACAATCGCATCCTATGAGAATTTTTTAAATTTTTTGATAGACGAATCGTCGCATATAGATCATACGTATATATGGGATATATTATGTCAACCAAATACAAAGTTATTAAAACGTGGTATTAATATTATTATTTTAAATATATATGAGCAGGATTCAATTGAATTACTATGTCCTACCAACTATTATAACGAAAACAAATATGATGATAAAAAAGGTACAATGATTATAGTAAAACAAGGCGATTTTTACGAACCTGTATATTTATTTGAGAACAAAGACGGAGAACAACACGCAATGAAATTATTTTATAAAAAATCAGCGAAAGAAAATAATTTGATAAAACAAGCCCTCGAAGTTGTACAAGAATATGCAGATAAATTTTGTAAACCAAAAGCAAGTTTGCCTCGATTGTATAAATTCAAAAGAAATAAAACAGGAACCGAAATGGTAAAAATAATTGCGAAATACAAAGATAATATTACAATTGAAAAACAAATTATTAATTATAATTCAAAGTTAGTAGGATTTACTGTAAGTATGGAAGAAGGTTCGGGTTCTATATTTTTACCATGTTCTCCATCTTCGATTATGGAAGACATTGACATGGAATTTTTTGATTATTCAGATATGTGGAATGATTATGATAATACAATACAATTGTTATTAAAAGTGAATGAAATAACTGACGGTAATATTAATTGCGTTCCTAAACAAAAAGTCGTAGAATACGATAGTGTATCAAACAAATATATGGTTATAGGTATTATTACTGATACGAATCAATTCATAAAAATAAATCCGTCTATTGATTTAAATACAGTCATAGATGATGGTCTGGAACTAATTAATGGTTCAGATTATATTGAAGCAGATAAACATATAACAATACGTGGACAACATGACGAAGAACGTGTAAAAATAATGCGTAATGTAGATTTGGAAAGTCAATTTTACTCAGTTTTTCGAACTACAATACGAACATTGTTATCTCAATATGAAAACAGAAAATATAAATTAGATATTATCTCTATTTTAAATTCAGATGTATACTCATACAAAGAACAATTGAAAAAAATAGGTACAATTTTGAAAACTATATCAACCGACTCGTTTTTGTTTCAAGATATAGAAAAAGAGCGCATTCGGCTATTAAAAGAAATAACAAACTGTTATATTAATTGTCGCGATAAACCATATTGTGTATCAAATTCAGATGGTTCATGTGTTATAAAAATTCCAAAATTAAATTTGGTTATAGGTTCAGACAATGAAAAAACATATTATATTCGTTTATCTGATGAATTAATACGCTTTGGACGCATTCGTTCTTTTATGTTAGAACCAAAATTCTATTTAAATTTAACAAATATGGAATATAAAATAATGGATAACGAGATTCTATTATTAGATTCTTTCATGAACCCTGAATATTTTGCAGAATTGAAACCATTCAATATCGATAATTATATTCAAAATATACCATATGATGTAGCTATACCAGACCCTAGTATATCACAAAAATATTCGAATAAGACTACAAATTAGATTTTTAGAATAATTATAGTTCAGAAATTATAATTATTATTGGCATATTTGTTATGCCATAGAGTATATACAAAATCATAAATAAATTATGTTTATTCCTTGATTTGCTTATATTGTTTCCAAGATATGGATTTACCCTCGGTATATACCAGAGGCGGGGTTGGTTCAATTGTTTTTTCGATGTTCTGACCTCGTTTCATTGCAGAATCTACATATAATTCTTTTAAAATAGTTCCAACCATTACGGAACCTTCATGTTGATCAACTAAACCATCTTCTATTTTTTTGAGAACATCGAGTAATTTTCCCATAATATTCAGATCCAATTCGTCTTTATGTGTCTTATTAAAAATATCAGTGTAATGATTAAATAGAAATCTACACTGCGATTGGCATAAATTTAAGAAACGGTCGGGTTCATTTTTTCTTACACGCGCATGTTTTTTCTTTAACTCTTGCATTTTCATAATATCATTACGAATCATAGAACTGTGCTTTAGTTTGCGAATATTATCAGTGTTATTCTCGCATTCTGTTTCATTAATCAACTTCTTCAAATTTAAACGATCTTCGTTATTCATTCTATATATAGTATAAGTATAACCTTTTTATGTATTTTACGTGTTAAATATACGTTATCATAATTATATACATAAATTGTTATTATATAAATTGTTTTATTTGATTAACCTTACAAAATGTGTAATTTTTTAACTATATTATTATATAGTAAAGTAAATGAAACCTACAAATAAATTTTATTATTTAGAGCCTAAACTAAAAACAACATCTATTCTTTTAGTAATATTTATTATTTTTTTCACATGTTGGTTTATTATGTATTATCTTCATGTATATACAAATTGGGATAGTGTAAAATGTACAAGTGGAGCATTTTATGTAGCGCCCTTATTTGGTAAAGATAGTAAAAAAACATTAGATGAATGTATAAAATTAAGTCAAGAAGAAACAATTGATAAATCGTTGAAACCAGTGAATAAAAAAATAATTAACATTAATAATGAAATAGACGAATTAAACATGAAAGTAGCTACAACTAATAAAAATGCAGCAAATATGGGTAGCTCTATTAACTCACGACTATTTGATGCTACATCAGGTCTTCAACAAAATATATTACATGTCAAAAATGCTCTTAGTAAGATCCTCGGTGCGATTGTTTTAAGCACAAATATGAATAATGGCGTTATAACTTCAACTCAGGCATTAAAAAATAGTTCTTTATCAAAAATGATAAACGCATTTAATAATGTTGTTTCACCATTGTCTACGGCTAAAACAGAAAATATTGAATAACGCGCGAAACATAGTAAAAAACGTATCTATATATATATAAATATACATATGGATAATCAACAACCCATAACATATTCAAATCCTATATCATATTTCAAATTAAATTATACTAACATATATTTATCCTATATCATATGTGCAATTGCATTAATTATTTTGTTTAAATTATATTCGAACATCATGGTTAAGGTTAATAATCACACGGATATGCCACCAGATTTTAGGTCTATTATTATGGGAAATAGTAAAGATACTTTAATGGATACAGTTTATAAAATGTTAAATTTAGTCTTATTTGAAAAACTTCGACCCATTAACTATGAATTAGATGAATATAGTAATGATGTAGATAATTTACGTGATAAATCGGAAAATTATAAAGCAAAATTAATAAAAACAAACGCGAACATGATAGTCGATTTGCAAAATTCATATATAAATACCAAAACTACGATTGAGAACCTTAAACATACTATTAACAAAACAAACAAAATGCATTTAGCAAATGTTGCATCCATGAATAAAATTTATGATTTATATTCAACCCGCGTTAACACTTATGTTAATGGGTTGATAAAAACTATGGAAAATTTACAGTATCAAATCAATATTGCATACATAACACCAACATTAACCATAGTAATTGATCCTATTCATAAATTATATAACTCTATTTATGATACTATAATGAACAATTCTGGTTTTATAAAAAAATACGCAAAACAATTTGATTTTAATAAAGTTAAGCCAATTCAAATAAAAGTAGATGCAGCAGGGTCATTGAATTCTAGTTTTGAAAAATCACAAGAAGTTTTGGATAAATTGGGATACTAGATAGTTTACTCTCTGTTCATATATAACATTTTAGCAATATAGCACAAATCTATATTTTTATCTTACTATGTATATATAATAAAATGAAAATTACTACTCAATTGGTTATTTTAGCTGTTGTCCTTCTAATTGTAATTATGTTATCATTGTCATATTTTGCAGTAGAAGTCATGCCATATTCACCTAGTGCTATTTTTTCTAAGCAATTTGTTTACGAAGGTATGGAAGGTGATGATAAAAAAGACTCAACTGAAACAGATAAAACAAAACCAAAGTCAGACGATGCAAAATTAGCAGAAGAGCTTGTAAAAATAATGGAAGAATCAAAAAAATCCGAACCAAAGAAAGAGGAAGAGCTTAAAAAAGACGAGGCTAAAAAAGAAGAAGCTAAAAAAGTGGAAGGATTCCAAGGATTACAACCATCCCCTTATGTAAACGAACAAAATATTGATCCTTTCGGACAAACCCCCGGCAGTTTGGAATGTGATGCCAGATCGTCTGGTTTACACAATTCTAAAGGAGGTTTATGTTTAACAAAAGAACAACTTAATCTATTGAAAACAAGAGGCGGTAATTCAACTGGTGGAGATTTTCAAATTGGCAGTTCAACTCTAAATAAATAAATGAATTTTCAATACTATATTTTACTATTGAAAATGAAAAATATAATTATATTTATAATGAATTATCGATTTGATTTAGTATTTTCATATTGGATACTACTGTGGTTTATATTATATGAACACAATTTTACTAGATACAACCCTAAGTTTGCATTACTGATTGGATTATTTGAAAACATGGTTTATCTATTATACATGATATTTTACAAAAATTCAATATCAAGTATATGGTTATTCGTTATTATCAATTTTTTTATAAAAATTGTTCCATTATACATAGTAGCAAATACGGTTATTCATAAACGTGATATACTATTTACTCTTTGTTTAATCGTTGTCTATATAATATGGCTTGTTGTGAACAATGTTAATGTATACCAATATATCAAAGATCCACTGAAAATATTTAGAGAAAATAAAACTGATGAAACCCCGTTGATTAGTATTATCAAACATCAAATTGATTTGAACATTGAAAAAAATTGATTTTTTGAATAGAATATAATTAACACGTAGATACTAATTATACAAAATGGTTAAATCAAAGTTATTGTCTATTAAATCGGTAAAAAAATCAGTTAGAGTCCCTTTAACCAATTATGGGCGTTCGCATTGCGCTGATGCGGTCTGGTCTAAGGCAGTCATACTAACTGGTAAAAATCCGAGTATGTATCGGTTGGATGTTATGGGTAAGCTAATAAAACGCAACAAGCTAAATGCAATTGGATGTAAATATGCATGGAATATAGACCATATCATTCCACGTTCACGAGGAGGTTCGGATGATATTACAAACTTACAGCCACTAAATCGCGCTGATAATATTCGTTTTTCAAATAAATTAACTACAAAAAAACCGAATTACAGTCATCGTTCTCATCACGATGCTTTATTATCTAAACATGGCATTCATAATATAAGTTCTAAACCGATTTTACGTGTAGGTCAAATTGTTTATGCAAGACAGTCGCCTATTGGTAAACTTTGGGCGTTTGCAAAAATTAATAGTATCAATATAGATACCGATACAGTAAATGTGCATTGGATTGATGCAGCATATAACCAAACTATTTTATACGATTCTCTACTTTTTGATATTGATTATATAATGTAATATAATTTATTATAGAAAAAATCAAACATCAAACGTATTCATACAATGAACACAGTATTTTATAGTTTGGCCTTTCTCTGGAGTTAAATCAATGTAATCTTCGACAATTTCATGAGAACAATATTTCAATAAAAAAATGTTTAATCTATTAATTAAATCACTGTATTCAGTTGTTTGTCTGGATTCAGGTATAAGACTAAGACATTTTTTTGCCGAATTCACGGCTATTAATAAATCATTTATTAGTTCATCATTATTCATAATATATTATTTGTTATTAACATATTATGTAATTGACGGTTTATTTCACTTTACAAATATACAATTTATACATTTATACATACATTGCCAACAAACTCTGATTTTGGGTCTCTTCATTTTTAATAAATACGTCAGCGTCCTTTTTACTTACAGTGAATGGAAACTCCACTTTTATATCCATATCCTTTGTAAAAACGTTTTTTTCGGATTTAACCAATCTGAATAAATTCAATTTGGTGTGAATAATTTCGAGGCAACGTTTCAAATTACGAACTCCATCTTCGCTCTTGGTCATTGATTGGTTTGTAATAATATACTCCAATGTCTCTGTTGGAATGATTACTTCTCCCTCTTTAAAACTTACTTGTTCGCGAATCTTCGGTAAAAGGTAGTTATTAGCGATTGTAATCTTTTCCTTTGTATTGTATCCCTTTGTTTGAATGCGATACATACGATCTTTCAAAATTGAGTTAACCTTGGATTCATCATTATAACTGAATATAAACAAACATTTACTCAAATCAAAATTAACGTCTGAGAAATACTTGTCATGAAATTCAGAATTTTGGGTTGTATCCGTTAAATGTGTTAATATACCGATAATTTCTTGACCGCGTGGTGTATCACTAATTTTATCCAATTCGTCAAAATATATTACAGGATTCATGCATTTGCTTTCAATTATGATTTGAACGATTTTACCCCAACTACTTCCTTCATATGTATATGAGTGTCCTTCTAAGAAACTACTATCACTTGCTCCACCCAATGCAATGAATGCAAATTCTCTACCTAAAATTTTACTAATACCCTCTTTAACTAATGTGGTTTTACCGGTTCCCATTGGACCTTTAATTGCAATTGCAGTTCCCATAGCCGAAGGGTTTGCTATCCATTGGCCGACCATTTGCATAATTTGCATTTTGGCATCATTTAATCCAAATGCACAATTGTCCAATGTACTCATTGCATTTTCCATAAATTCATGGCAATTATCTAATCCGTCAGATAGTTTAACATCCAATGCTTTGTACTTTCCAAATGGAATACGCATAAATGTATCTACCCAATTCTTGATTTTATAGTACTCAGAATCACTTGGATCCATTGATTTCAACATATTCAGCTTTTGCATTACAGTAGCCTTGTATTTTGTAGGAATTTGCGATTCCAATAAAGCTACTCGATAAGGTTTATCAATTTGAATATGACTGTTAATTTCTTTCAAATCGTTCATTATTTTTAATTGTTCTTTGTTTGAAAGGTTTTTCTTGAAATAGTCAATTTCACTTGTAAATTTATTTTTTTGTGCATTTATTAGCTTATGATATTCTTTTGTATTTTTACTACGTGTTTTCTTGATTAATTTTTGGATTGATTCTTTACATTTATCTAGTGATTTTAATAACATTTTACTCTTTGGTTTCTTTTGTAATTTATCAGTTAAATACTTTTTCATATCAACTAGATCCGCATATTCGCTCTCAAATTTTACACGCGTTTCATCATCTTCGCTATTTTCTGTTTTATTTTTATCCGATTTATCTTTTTTCGATTTTGATTTTTTGTTTTTATCTTTTTTATCATTATTTGAAACTTTGTTATCATTATTAACATCTTCTGGTGTTTCTAATTGAACATAAGTCTCTTTCATAAACGTTTTTTCATCATCACTATCGCATTCTTCGTTTTCATCTTCCAATGCAGCCTCTTCATTTTCTTCGTCTTCATCAAAATCTCCTCCGAATCCAAATATAATATTAATATTTTTACCGTCTTCATCTTCTTCTTCATCTTCTTCGTCTTCGTCATCTTCGGTGTCATCTTCATCTTCGTCATCTTCGGTGTCATCTTCATCTTCGTATCTCTTTTTATTTGCTTTTTTTGCTTTTTTACTCTTGCTTTTTTTATCCTTGGATTTATTGCTTGATTTAGTCTTCTTTTTACTTTTTGATTCTTCATCTCGCTTAACCTTGTCCTTTATGTATTTGGATGGAAATAGTTTTGATGCTAATTTTCTAACTTGCTGTGGTGTAATTTCATCTTCATCATCTTCGTCTTCGTCATCATCTTCGGTGTCCTCTTCGTCTTCATCATCTTCGTATTTTGATTTACGATTTGATTTATGCTTTGAATTACGTTTTGATTTACGAGGTGGATGGTATGACGAATCTGTTTCTTCTTCTTCGGTTTCACTTACAGTTTCATATTCAGACTCTTCTTCTTCGCTGTCAAGTTCATCAATAGTTTCAGATTCATCTGAACTATCATCAGAATCAGAATCCTTATTTTTTCTTAACTTTGTTTTGTTTGAAACAGAGCTCTTGGTTGAAGTTTTGTTGTTGTTGAAACGTGCCATTTTTGAAAAATTAGACTTGGTAGTTAAACGATGTTGTATATTCAAATATATAATTTTATTTATTATATTTCATTTATAAATTATTTTTAGAATCAATTTTTCTAAATTTTACAAAACAATTTACATTTATTATGTAATTTAGTATAATAAACTTCAATATGCGCTTTTAACATATGTTTCTTAGATTTTCAAAAAAATTGAAACAGATTAAAAGAGAATAATATAATATAAACAAATAATATATTATATTATAGTCATGTCCAAAACCAAAATGAGCGATAACAAGGTTTCATCCAAAATTATCGGTATTCAATTTAGTATATTATCGCCTGAAGAAATTCGTAAAAATTCAGTTGTCGAAGTTACTTCACGCGATACTTATATTAATAACAAACCGGTAATTGGTGGATTATTTGATCCACGTATGGGTGTATTGGAACCTGGTACAATTTGCCCTACAGATGGAAACACATATATTGATACACCCGGTTATTTTGGTCATATTGAATTAGCACGCCCCGTCTTCTTTATGCAACATATAAAAGAGATTATGAAAGTATCAAAATGTGTTTGTTTTAAATGCAGTCGTTTATTAATTAATAAAACAAAACATATGCATGCACTTGAAATGAAATCGGAAGATCGTTGGGATTATGTATCAAAGTTAGCTGCAAAAGTTAAGCGTTGTGGTGAACAAACTGATGATGGGTGTGGATGCAAACAACCCGATAAAATTAAATTGGAAGAAATGGCATCAATCTATGCTATCTGGGAAAACATTGAAACTGAAACTGGTGAAACCAAGAAAGTGAACATGCGACTTACTCCTGAAATCATATTAAAAAATTTCAAGAGAATAAGCGACGAAGATGTTAATTTTATGGGATTCAGTCCTGTATGGTCAAGACCAGATTGGTTTATATGTCAAGTTTTACCAGTTCCTCCACCCGCAGTTCGTCCTTCAGTTAAACATGATGCACAACAACGAAGTGAAGACGATTTAACTCATATTTACAGCAATATTATAAAAACAAATAAAGATTTACAAGAAAAAATCGATACAAATGCGTCTGCAAATGTAATTGATGGATTATCTCGTTTACTTCAATATTTTGTAGCTATGATTGTGAATAATAAAACTAAGGGTGCTGCACCATTAGCACAGCGTTCAGGCAGACCATACCAATGTATTATGGGTCGTTTAAATAGTAAAAATGGTCGCATTCGAGGCAATTTAATGGGTAAGCGTGTTGATTTTAGTGCTCGTTCTGTAATTACAGGCGACCCTAATTTATCAATTCGACAACTCGGTGTTCCAATGAAAATTGCAAAGAATATTACAAAACCAATTGTTGTTAATGATCGAAATCGCGATTATTTAATGAAATTAGTCCAAAATGGTCCAGATGTATATCCCGGTGCCAAGATATTGGAAAAGAAAAATGGAGAAAGTGTCTCGTTGCGGTATGTTGACCGCAATTCAATTCGTCTAGAAAATGGCGACATTGTTCATCGTCATATGTTAGATGGCGATGCTGTTCTTTTCAATCGTCAACCGAGTTTACATAGAATGTCTATGATGTGTCATATTGTTAAGATCATGAAACAAGGTGATACATTTCGGATGAATGTTGGAGACACAAAACCGTACAATGCTGATTTTGATGGAGATGAAATGAACATGCATATGCCACAAAATGTATTAGCTGAAACAGAACTAAGACACTTAGCTGCAATTCCATATCAGATTGTAAGTCCTGCAGCAAACGCACCTATTATTGGCATATATCAAGATTCGTTATTAGGTTCTTATAGATTTACAAGAGCAAATGTCAATTTAACACCAAGAGATGCAATGAACTTATTAATGATGTATTCAAATGTAGATACAAAAGCAATTCGTGATGCGGGTAAAAAGGTTTCGAGTTTTGAAGTTCTTTCACAAATTCTGCCACCAATTACACTTTCATACAAAACAAAATTATACGATGACAAAGAGGATTACGAAAAATCAAACAATGTATTGGAAATTCGCAACGGTAAATATATTCGCGGACAGATTGAAAAATCGGTATTAGCTGCTACTACAAAAGGTGTTCTCCATAGAATATTCAATGATTATGGTCATATGGCTTGTTCTAATTACATTGATGACCTACAAAATGTTGTCACTGAGTACATGAAAACAAGTTCTTTTAGTGTAGGTATTAGTGATTTAATTGCTGATAAAAATACGCAACAGAGTATTGTTCAAGCAATTACTGGACAAAAATTAGAAGTGCAATCTTTAATTGACAAAGTTCACTTAGGTATTTTTGAGAATAATACAGCAAATCCAAACTCAACTGAATTTGAAATTCAAGTTAATAAATTATTAAATAAAGCTATGGATGAATCCGGTAAAATTGCTCGTGGAAGTTTGAGTCGAGATAACAGATTCTTAATGATTGTTAATTCTGGATCAAAGGGTAATATGCTTAATATATCACAAATGATTTCTGGTCTTGGACAACAAAACGTAGATGGTAAGCGTATTCCATATGGATTTGATAATAGAACACTTCCTCATTTTAACAAGTACGACGATAGTCCAAATGCGCGTGGATTTGTTGAAAATTCATACATTTCCGGATTAACTGCACCAGAATTATTCTTTCATGCAATGGGTGGTCGTATTGGTCTTATTGATACTGCTGTTAAAACCTCACAAACTGGGTATATTCAACGTAGATTAATTAAAGGTCTAGAAGATTTAAAAGTCGAGTATGATATGACAGTTCGTAATAATAAAGGTAAAATTGTTCAATTCGCATATGGAGATGATGGTATCGATACAACACGCGTTGAAAATCAAGTTGTACCTATTGTTGGTATGAATCTAGAAGAAATTTATATGCATTACGATATTATTGGATTAAATGATTATGATAAAGATTTGTTAAGTATTTACAGCAAAGGTACTGTAGCTAGAATGAAAAAACAGCGTGAAGAAACTCGTGCTATGTGTAAAAAAAACATAAATAAAATGATCGAATATAGAGACAAAATTGTTAAATCTGTTTTTAAAAACAAAGACGATAATACTGTTAAAATTCCAGTATCCTTCCCAAATAATATTGCAAATATTCAAGGTCAATTGAGTTTAAGTGCAAACTCAGTTGTAGATATAACTCCATTGGAAGCATTCCAATTAATTGAAGAATATTATAGACGTCTTGAAACAATTGAATATGTTAAACCAAATAAATTATTTGAAATTTTATATTATTATTATTTATCACCAAAGGATTTGTTGGTTAATAAACGTTTCCATAGAAAAGCATTGATATTACTATTAGAAACCATTATTCTTAAATATAAACAATCCATTGTTCATCCTGGAGAAATGGTTGGTGTAATTGCTGGCCAAAGTATTGGTGAACCTACCACACAAATGACATTGAATACATTTCATTTGGCTGGTGTAGCAAGTAAATCAAATGTTACTCGCGGTGTTCCGCGTATAGAAGAATTATTGCGTCTTACAAAGAACCCAAAAAGTCCATCTTTAACTATATATTTGAAATCAATTGATGAACATGATAAAGAGAAAGCTGTCAAATATGCAAATATGATTGAATATACTAAATTGATTGATGTAGTTAAATCAATTCAAATTTGTTTTGATCCAAATGAACGTAGTACATTTATAGAAGATGATCGTATTCTATTAGAACAATATTATGAGTTTGAAGATATGTTAGAAGAATGTATTAATCAACAAAACGAAAGTGCTAGTTCAAAATCAAAATGGATTATTCGTATGGAGATGGATGCTGAAATTATGTTAGATAAAAATATAACAATGGATGATATTCATTTTGCAATTAAAAATAGTTCAAATGGAGATAATATTGGTTGTATATTTGCAGATTATAATCAAGATAAATTAATATTTAGAATTCGCGTACTAAACGAAGGTGGTAAAAAGAAACGGATTGCAAATACATTGGATCAATCTGATGAAATTTATATGCTTAAAAACTTTCAAGATGCATTATTGGAAAGTGTTGTTTTGCGCGGTGTTAATAAAATCGAGAAGGTTTTACCACGTAAATTACAAAATATGGTTGTTCCAGAAGAAGGTAAATTTGTAAGAAAAGATACTTGGATATTAGATACAACTGGAACAAATTTAATGGATACACTTGGGCTTGATTATATTGATTATGAAAGAACATGCAGTAATGATATCCGTGAAATATATGATGTTTTAGGTATCGAAGCCGCTAGACAAACGTTATACAATGAAATTGTTGAAGTTATGGAAAGCAGTGATGCATATATTAATTACCATCATTTGAGTTTATTATGTGATAGAATGACTATGACTAAAAATATGGTTCCAATATTTAGGTCGGGTTTACTAAATGATGATATTGGACCCATTGCAAAAGCTACATTTGAGGTTCATACAGAAGTATTATTAAATGCTGCTAGACATGCAGATTTCGATCAAATGAGAGGTGTATCTGCGAGCGTAATGTGTGGACAGTATGGTAATTATGGTACTGGTTCATTTGGGTTAGTCTTAGATATGACTGAAATGAATAAATTAGAGGATAAGCCAATCGAAAAATCAAATACAATTGAAGAGATGTTCGGCGTAGCCCAAGAAACTGTATCCGGAAATTGCTCCAAGAATAATATTGAAATTAAGAATAATATTTCGAATATAAAACAAGGTGATGCTACAGTATGTGATGATGATTATAATATGGGTTTCTAATATGCTAATATGATAATACAATAATAGTAAAATAAAATACAATAAAAATTATGACATTTTTTATTGTATACGCTCCAGGTTAATTCTCTATAGAATTGCGATCTATAACCGTTTCTTTTGAAATGATTCGTATTACTTTTGGGTAATATGTATCACGATCATATCCAGCTAATGTATTTTTTGACATTACAATACATTTGTCTGAAAATTCTGAATTAATGTCTTGATAATCAGGGTTTGATTGTTTCCATTCATTTAATACACCGATACTTTTATAACTGATATCACGTATTGCTGTAGTTAATTTATCAGATGAATTTTCTTTCGACCATTTATCATCACATCTTACATAAACAGTTTCGCGTTTTAGGTCTGTACAATGAATGGGACGTTCGTAAATACTTAATTGTTTTAAATTATCTAAAATAATCTTAGAAATTCCATTTACAAATCCCAATTGAGCATTGTTCTCCAAATCTTCATGTGAAACTTCTATATTTTCTATGAATTCCGGCAAATTAATGGCATCCTTACATTGTTCATTTAAAAATACGTTAATATTGAATTTTTGGTTGTTATTTATTAAATTACCATTTATGTTATTTGTCATTGTAGCATTTGTTATCGACGTTGTTTTTGTAATTTCAACTAATTTGCTCATAATCTCATTTTGTTCTTTTGATTGGTCGATTAAGAAATTTCGCAAATCTTGGTTTTCAGTTAAAAGCTTATTAATTATTTCGATGTAATTTGTAGATCCGGTAGTTGAATCTTTATGTACTTCGTTATTTTCATTGTTTTTAATAGTTAACATTGTTTGTTCATTTTTCTGAGAACTATCACAATGCATTGTATAGCATTTTTCTGTATGAATACTATAGATTGAATATTCTGTAAATTGTTCGAAACAATGACTGCATTCGTATGTTTTGTTTTTTTCGCTATTTTCATTATATCTAACTAGATGACTCTTACTTGATATATGTTTATTATATGCCGATTTTTTATCAAAATTTAGAGAACATAAATTACAACAAAACGTATTCTGTTTCTTTATTTGACCACTATTGATAAGATGTTTTTTGCTCTCACAGTGTCTGACTAAATCTATGTTCTTATTAAATGTAAGATTACATGCATCGCAGTTAAATTGCTTGTTTTGTTTACTGCAGTTATGTGCATTTAATAAATGTTTCTTTGTTAGCATATGCTTATCATAATTTTGTTTTCGAGTTGTTGCAAAATTACATATTTCGCAAGTGAAATCATTGTATCTTTTTTCCGCGGAATTTTGGGATCCAGAATTGTCTAAATGGGAATCGTTTTCAACACCAAAAAAAGATACATTTTTTTCATTTTCGCACTTTTCATTATAAAAATCACTGCATTTATCGTTATATAATCGAGTATCTCTATTTTGTGTATCTTTTTTTCGCGGAATTTCGGGATCCATTTACAATAACCCCAGATATTTTGGGCGCCAAAATTCCGCGAAAAAAAGATACATGCGAAAAATAGTTATGGTAAGGACTGATTTTTCCGGATATATAATAACTGCATAATGCAGTGAATATGTAAAATGGCAAAATTTCCATTTTTGAGAAAAATGGCCTTGGAAAAGTATTTTCATAAAATAAAAAATGGACATTTTTAAAAATGTCCAATTCCAAAAAAATTCTATTAATAATAGACCCCTACTTTTTAGAGAATCTAGTATTTATATTAAATTAAACCAAAATAAAAAGATCCTTACTATATATGGTATAACATGTCTGCTTTTGAATCCAATTTAAAAATCCTCGTGCAAAAGTACGCGAACAAATTTGCTGTTTTACATGTAGCAATCGACCACTCTAATAATGAACTTTCCGAACTGTATAGAGAACACGTTAATAAACATAATTTTCAGATATTAAATGATGAATATCCCAATTCCGGGTTTGATGTATTTGTTCCTCAGGAGATATTATTTAATATCCCGTACCAGTCAACATTTGTTAATATGGGAATAAAAACCGCCATGTTGCATTATGATTACATCTTAAAAAAAATGGTTCCAACTGGATTTAATGTTCACCCTCGATCAAGTATTTCTAAGACACCATTAATGCTAGCAAATCATACCGGGATTATCGATATGGGATACAGAGGTTCAATTATAGCTGCGTTAAGACTACTTCCATTACAAAATGGTACAAACTTCTATACTGTAGAAAAACATACTAGATTGGTACAAATCTGTCATCCATCGCTATATCCAATTTATGTTAATATTGTTAATGAGGATGAATTGTCTTCTACTTCGAGAGGAGAAGGTGGTTTCGGTTCAACTGGATTATAATTTTGGGTTCATATAATATATATTGAGTATGTATAACCCTTTCAATATATATAAAATAAAACTATGTTCAAAAATAATATACAAGTATACAAAGGTAAATCATTTGTTAAATCGCCAAATATAAAAACCACATCAAGATCATCATCATCAAAAGTAATTGTTTTTGATTTAGATGAAACACTCGGATCATTTTGCGATTTAGATATTTTATGGAGAGGTTTACTTGAGTATGCTAACACAAACAGTTATTTTGTTTTTAATAATACACAAGAAAATTTTAATGAATTGTTCGATTTATATCCAGAATTTCTGCGTTACGGTATTTTAAATATTTTGGATTTTTTGTATTATAAAAAGATTAAAGGCGAATGTGATAAAGTATGTATTTATACAAATAATCGATTGCAAAAACAATGGACGAATATGATAATACAATATTTGGAAAATAAACAAAATGTCGATGGGTTGTTTGATGATTATATATGTGCGTTTAAAATAAATAAACAGATCATCGATCCGCGACGAACAACGAATAATAAAACATACAATGAATTAATACGATGTCTATTAGTTCCTCGAAAAACTGAAATATGCTTTATCGATAATACATATTACGATAAAATGAAAAATGATAAAGTTTATTATATTCAACCAAAAGCATATTATCATAAAATGAAGACATACGAAATCATTAATCGAATTGTGAATTCAAACTTTGCAAATTTATGTAATACTACTATAACTCGTACTATATTAAAAACGGAATGCAGTGATTTTTTATACGAATGGTTTATAAAAAATAAAAGTTTAAATACCAGCGTAAAAAGCGATAATGAAGTAGAAATTGATTTAGCAGTATCAAAACAAATTATGTATCATATTCGCGAATTTTTCTATATGATTACGAAGAAAAATAAAACAGTGAAGAATATACATCATACAACAAAATCGTTTACTCGAAAGAACCGGATTTAATTTTCTTTCTCTAACATGTACTGATATGTTAATAATATTAATTGTTCATTTATAGTAAATTTTTGAAAAATAACACAATCATCGAATTTTATCTGAATGAATTTATTTGCTGAATTTCTACACAGTACATGTGTACCATTGTCGAGAAAGGTTATATTCATTACGATTCCTCCATTTGTTAATTTTTTATCAGTCCCATTTAATCGAATCCATCGTATATGTTTGCCTTTGTGCAAATCAAATAAGTTTTCCACATACCGGTATGATACTAATTTATCACACAGTGTTCTTATATGATCTTTATTAATACCATCAATCGATTTAATTACATCCATATTTTCTTTAAGAAAGTCATCTACTGTTTTATTTTCAAGATAATTAGTTTTATCGTTATCCAGTGTTTTTAATAATACATTTATGTCCAAATCAGCTAACAATGAATTGTCTGATTGAACGTCTTCGAATATCTGATTTATATCCAAAGAATTCATGTCCGCTTATAATAATAATATAAAATATTTATATTATTGTTTTTATTTATCTAGTTATTTTTATTGCTGTAATCAGCGGAACAGTAATCTCCTGTGGTTGTTGTATAATCGCTTCTGCAAATGGAATAATCGTTTGAATCGCGTTAGTTGGAATCGGCGCAATAGGGTTTGTTTGTTTTTTACAACAAGTATCATGACAAAATATTGCGTAAATGATACTTCCAAAAAATCGCGAAACAACAATTATAATAGCTAATAATAAAATGGCTGCTATTATTTCATGTATAGAATTTGTACTTATATTAAGAGACATAGTTTTTATTATTTGCAGTTATTTGTATATATAAATCAATTTTTTGTTATATATGAGCTTTTTTTCTTACAATTTGAACAATATATTCAGTTATACCCAAATTTGCTAATAAAAACATTGCACTTCCAAAAATAATGACTCCATCGAATTCTCTTAATTCATGTTTTCGGAATGGGTTGAAACGTATTATTAAAAATAAACAAATACCGAGTTGAATAAAATTACTGAATAATCTTGTATATTCTTTATTAATGTTAAATAACCCAAAAAATACTAAAAAATACATTAAATACAATATTCCTATGGAAATTAAATAAATTGGTTTTTTAATACCATCTAAAGTTATGTTCATTTTTATATATATTTTGTAGATAATTATACGTTATAAATAATATGATAGATATGATAAATACAATCATAGGTAAAAAATACAATATAGAAAAATTGCTAGGACAAGGTAAATTTGGTGTTGTATATAAAGGTAGAAATATAAAATCCGATGAAGAAGTCGCAATCAAAACAGAAAAACGCGATATTGATTCTGTTTATAAAATATTAAAATATGAAACAACTATTTTAACCCATTTGGCATGCAATGGTTGTAAGAATATACCAAGTGTATATTGGTATGGTGTTTATTTAGAATACACATGTTTAATTATGAGTTATTATTCGTGTAATTTACAAGATTACATAAATAAAAAAAGCATAGATCAAAATAAATTGAACATGATTATGATAAAATGCATTGATATTTTGGAAAATGTTCATAAACAGTGGGTTCTCCATCGCGATATTAAACCGCAGAATTTTATGATTAATGATGGGGATTTGTATATCATCGATTTTGGGCTATCCGCGATTTATATTAATGAAAATAGCGAACATGTGAAAAAAATCGATTCAGAACACATTATAGGAACACCTAAATATGTAAGTTATTTTACACATTGCGGCAATACGGTATCGAGACGAAATGATTTAATTTCGTTGGGATATATGTATTTATATTTGAATAATGGAGAACTTCCATGGGACAATGTTAATATGATAGAACAATCACAACAAAATAACATATCAGAAACGCATTTAACTCATACAAAAAATATATTCAGACGAAGAGAAAAAAAATGGGAAAATATAAGTAAAATCGCAGTAGATTGTATTTATAATTATTTAAAGTATTGCTATGAATTAGAATATGATACTAAACCCAATTATTATATTTTGAAAGAGTTGTTTTTGTGTTAATTTTACACATCGGGTATTATATTGATTGAATTATCTAGTACACTTGGTAATGATACTGAATTCGAATTAATTAATATGCTTACATTGGTTAATGCCAATGAAATTAGCAATGATAATAGCAAAAAAATAATAGAAACTATTTTATTCATTGAAATTCCTAAAACGCTTTTTGTTGTTAAAGATTTGTCCATTTGTATGTATATAATAAGTATATAATGTTATAAGAAAAATGTTTTGTATAAATCAATATAAAAACATTGCATCATGTAATGTATATTAGTAATATGTCTAGTGAGCGTCTAATTGGTAGAGTTAAATGGTTTAATAATAAGTCAGGTTTTGGATTTATTACTGTATGTAATGGAGAACAAAAAGACAAAGATATTTTTGCTCACTATTCAGCTATTACTTCATCTGAACAATCACAATATAAGTACTTGGTTCAAGGTGAATATGTAGAATTTGATCTAGTTAAATCTGATAACGGACAACACGAGTATCATTCATCTAGCATTACCGGTATCTTAGGTGGAATGTTAATGTGCGAGACTCAAAAGCTAAATGAACAATTACATCCTACAAGATCCCAACCTAGATTTCGCGAAAATTTTGTTCCACGTTCAGAAAGACTTGATAGAACTGCTCCTTCATCAGAAGGATTTACAGAAGTAAGAAAACGTTCAAGAAACGCAGGTAAGGTATCAACCGCATCACTATAAACATACATAACTATTAACACAAACATAAAATAAATCATTCAGTGCTTTGGTAGCTCAGTCGGTAGAGCGCATGGCTGTTAACCATGAGGTCGTAGGTTCAAACCCTGCCTAGAGCGTGTAAAATATGAATTATCGTATATTCATATTTTATTTTTATTTTTATTTTATAAATACTCCCGAATAACATTCTTCGTCATATTCGTACCACAATCGTTTATGTATTTTATCAAAGTTCGCTTTGGGATTCCGGTGAACAAATTGCATTATATCGTTGTTTGCAGAAATTCTAAACCAGTAATAATCTATGTTGCCCCACCAAAGTTCATTTTTTCTAGCAATTGAATTTTCAATAATATCATCTTTGTTGGGTATAATTCGAATGGATGGCACGTAATTGAAAGTTACACGTTTAACTTTGTAAGATGGAATTTGTAATAATTCGATATTGTCTTCAAAATCAAATTGATACTCGATATCACATAACATTTCATCCATTATTTCTTCAATTGAGCGC